ATCTCATGCACCATGTCGATGCGCCCTTGTCCGGGCGCATCGACATGGTGCATGAGATCGACTGGCCTGATGAATGCCCGAGGATCGTTTCGAGATGGACCTCGCCCTCAATGATCGAGGGTATCTGGATCAGCGCCAGCTCATTCTCGGCCAGTGGCTTGCGGATTACCTCGAGGCAGGCCGCAAGGTCAGCATACTTGTAGCTGTAGCTGCCGGCGTCGGCGGTCTGCGTGGCCTCGGCTGCCTGAATCTCACCCTGCGCCACGGCCAGCGCGGCGTATAGAGCATCGAGTTTTGGCGCGGCTGGCTTTTGCTCCTCGATGTAGGCCTCGACTCCATTGAGCCGCTGAGTGAGCCTGAGCGCTCCCTCCTGCAGGCCATCGACTCGTTTTTTTATCGGCATTAAAGCCTCAAGGATTTGATTTTCTGCTGGTGTGTAGACTCCGGGTTCTTCACTCATTCCATTTCTCCTGCGTAGTGTCGGATGTTGTGGGCTATCGCTTTGAGTTCTGATTTCACGTAGCTCAGCACATCCTCTGCTTGTTGCGAAGCGACCGCGGGCAGCTCGGTCGCCTCGATTATGTTGGCCAGCCTTTCAAGTTTTTCCTTATCCGGCGCCAGCTCCGCTTGGCGGGTTGCCGCTGCCTCGGCCTCTGCTTTTTCACGCTCCTGTTTTTCCTCCTCCTCCTTCTCTGCATTCTGCTTGTCGATCTCAGCCTGCTGCGCATCGAGCTCGGCCTGACGCTCGGCATCCTTGGCCTCTTGCTCCTCGCGAGCCTTGGTGTCGGCGGCCTCCTGGGCCTCGCGCAGCTTGCGCTGACCCTCCTCGATCTCGGCCTGCTGTGCGTCCAGTTTCTCTTGCTGCTCGGCCTGCTCCTTGGCCTGCTGTTCCAGCTTGGCGGCCTCCTCCTCGGCGGCCTGCTTGTGGCCGATGGCGATGCGTAGGCGTGATTCACTCTCAGCCTTGGCGCCGACTGCCTGCTCGCGAGCCTCCTGAAAAATTTCCTCGGTGATCTCAATGGCGGCGAGATCGTCCTGCCATGCCTGCAGCTCGGCCAGCGTCTTGCCGTCCGTGTCTTGTCCGTAGGCGCGGAGCACTGCGAGCTGAGCCTCGAGCGTGGCGAGCCGCTGGTCCTCCTTGATTTTCTCGGCGTCATCGATCTCCTTGATGCCGTCCTTGATCGGGTCCTCGATCTTGACGATGGCGGCCTTGATCCTGTTGGCCTCGCCATCGACGGCGCGACCGTACTCGAGCGCATCCTTTTTCAGCTCGACGCGCTTCTCCTCGAGGCCCTTGCGGAGCTGCTGGCATTCCTTGGCCGCCAGCTTGGCGGTGTCGTAGTCTTTGTGGGCATCCACATCCTTGTGCTTCTCGGCCAGCTCGGTCAGCGCAGCGTCGGTAATGTTGTACTCGATCACATGCTTGGGAGTGGTGGCGATGGCATCGCCTGAGTCATATTCTGTGGGGATTTCGTTGGCCATATCGGTTTCCTCGTAGGTTGATTTTTCGCATCCGGGCATTGAACTTTTTCCTCGCATGCGTGAGTGTTGATTGTCCTGACATTTGTCAGTACAGTCAAGTTATGGGCATAAAAACGAAATCCAAGAAATTCCAGATGCGGCTGTCTCCCTTGGAGCTGGCCGCCCTGTATAAGCTGGCTCAGCGCGATGGCGTCACTGCGTCGTCCTGGCTGACCAATCACATCCGGGCTCAGGCCCAGAAAAAGGGAATACCGACATGAATGACCCACAACCATCAGGATTAAACACGGCATCAACAGCGTCCGATCACTTACTGGACGCCGCCACAAAGCGGGTGCGCACATCCATTGGGACAGCAGGCGGGCATCGAGAAACGCTTGCCGGCATCCGGGCCCGCGTGTTGGGCGAGCACGTTGACGGCAAAGTGGAGGAGGAGGCGCCCGAGCCGGTGCGCCATGCTATCGAGGAGCTGAATCACCAGATCACCATTCTGCAGGAGCAGCAGGACATAATCGGCCAGCACATCGATGCCCTGATGCAGCTATGACCAAGGTCGCCAAGTGCCGTAGCTGCGGCGAGTATATCGTCTGGGTTAAGACTGACGCCGGCAACAATATGCCAGTCGATGCCGATTCATTCGAGGAGGGCGACGAGCTGCTCTACGACAAGGACAAGCACATCAGCCACTTCGCGACCTGCCCGAATGCTGACCAGCACCGGAGATCGAAATGAAAATCATCAGCATGATGACGGCCCCGGAATTGCGCGAGGAGCTGAAAAAAGCGCTGCTGCTGCTGGCGCTTGCCCGGTGCCCGGACGATGAGTGCATCAATGGGCATGTGATGGGCCGGCTGGCCGAGAATGATTCTCGCTGCCAGTGGTGTACCGAAAAATCCGAGCTTGCGGCAGTCGAGTGATTTCGATAGTCTCAAATGATGAAGCCCCCGCCTCTGTTAGTCAGCGGGGGCTTCGGTATCTGGTATCAGCACGGCCGCTCCCACCAGATTCGCGCATCTTACACAAGATGTTGTGTCTCTGCCAAGGCCCTACCGCTACCAGCGGCGTTTTTGAGAGGTCTTACCGAAACTCAGACCGAGAAAAATCCGGGGTAGGTTCCACGGCCGACCGTCTGATCCCGGTCCCAATACGGCAACGATGCGAGAAGGGGAGCCTACCGCTATTCCGATGCGGGAAGGGCCGGCGGTGCGTCTTATGAGTGAGCAGCAGGATCTATTCGGTGCAAAGCAGGCGCGTGATAGCGCGCTCGATCAGGTGTCAGGCAACACTGGCGAATGGATGCACAAGGCGTTGTTCGCTATCTCAATTATTGATACCGAATTTGAGCTGACTGGCGAGGATATCCGGTTGCGAATAGCCGACCGCGTCGGCAATCCGCACCATCACAATGCCTGGGGCGCCCTAATCAAGGCCGCCATCAAGCAAAAGTTAATCACACCGACCGGGAAGCAGCGGGCGATGCAGACCGTTAAAAGTCATGCCCGTAGCACACCGGTTTATTACATTAGATGAGGAACTGACATGAGTTTAAGAAAAAGACTGCGCGAGCAGGCAGCCGGCCAACTGGATGGCTTGGTCGAACAAATACAGGAGCGAGCTACCGAGCTGACGAGGGACATCGATCAGATGTGGGGCGCCGACCTGCTCAAGCTGGCAGCAGGCGGCCGTACCGATACCATCAAGGATAAGCTGGTCACTCGGCTCACGAATCACAAGGAGGCCGAGCTGGAAAAGTTTTTCAATCAGCAGCAGCAGATGGATTTGGTGCCGAGCAAAAAAGGAGGGAGCGAAAAATGAAAATGCACTGCGACACCATCGAGGCCACCGAGGCCACGCAGGTCCGCGCCAAGCTGTCCGAGGAAACCATCGACCAGTACCGCGAGGAGATCGAAACCGGGGCCCAGATGCCGCCTATCGTGGTATTCGCGGAGGATGGATCACAGCGCTACATTCTGGCTGACGGTCATCACCGCCTGTACGCCCACATCCATGCCGGCCTCGAGGAGATCGACGTTGATCTGCGCGTAGGCGACATGCACGACGCGCTCGAGTTTGCCCTGCAGGCGAACCGGGCCCACGGCCTGCGCATGACCAATGCCGACAAGGTCAAGGGGGTCAAGATGGCGCTGGCCGATCCTGAGCTCAGGCAGCGCACTCAGCAGGAGATCGCTGACATCGTCGGCATCACCCGTGAGGCGGTCAATCGCATCAGCCGGCGCGATACCCTGGACTCTACCAAGGAGGTCGATGGCGAGCCCGGTGAGTCCGAGGAGAATTCGGACGGCAATGTGCGGGCGACCAAGCCCGAGCCGACACAGCAGGAGATCGAGCGCGGTGAGATCAGGCAGGCGGCGTCACTGGTCAAGGCCCTGCCCTACGGTGGCGAGGAGACTGTGCATCTCGAGCTGACGCCTGATGACGTTGCCGATCTGGAATACATCTCGACATGGTGCGCCCATGCGGTGCTGGCGCATCGAAATTCGACTGCCGAATGAGCATGCACTACGGCATCTGGCATGAGGCGTGGTGGGCCTGCTGCCGCATGCACAAAATCGAGTGGTCGGCCAAGGAGGAGGAGCGCGTCACCGAGGCGGCGAAAGCCTCCTACTACCGGAAGCATGACGCTAATGCCAAGGCGCTGGTCGATGTCTGCCATGAACTCGGCCGCCGCGCCAACATGCACCCGGATGAGGTTGGCAAAATGATCGACAAGATTAAGCCGCCCGGTGATTGAGGAGCGCCAGTACCAGCTCGATGATGTAAACCATGCAATGAATCATGGCCTCGAAATGCGGCCGATTCACTGCGCACCGACCGGGTCCGGTAAAACCGTGATCCAAGCACTGCTCGCTAAGCGCAGCATGGACCGCGGCGATCCGACCGCGATCCTCACGCCTCGCAATGAAATTTTCACTCAGACGCAAGGCATCACCGGCGAGGTATGCGGCGAGCACAATGTTTCCGTGCTCCGCGCCAAGCGCGAGGGTGAGTCATGGCGAGCTGACCGGCCGATCCATATAGTCTCCTGGCCTACCCTGATCTCGCGCACCAAGCGCTCAAAATTCTGGTTTCCTGATGTGAGGCGGGTGCTGGTCGATGAGGCTCACTTGTCGATGGCGCCCAAGATTCTGGAAATCCTCGAGCACTACGCGCCCAAGGCTATTGTCGATAGTTATACGGCAACCCCCGCCAGAATGACCGGCAAGGGTCTTGGGCGTTTTTACACGACCATCAAGCATGTCACGACCGTCAGGCAGCTCATGGCCGAGGGCTATCTGTGCCCGGTTGAATACTGGGGTGGCAACACGCCGGATATGGCCGGCATCAAGATCAGCCGCGGTGATTACGAGGTCAAAAAGCTATCCGATGCCTGCGTTGTGCTGGTCGGTGACGCCGTCGATAACTGGCTCAGGCTGGCCAGTGATCGCCATACGATTGTGTTCGCCGTCGATATAGCTCACGCCGAGATGCTGGCGCACCGATTCAAGGAGGTAGGGGTCAAGGCTGCGGCCCTGCACACCCGGCTCGATGTCGAGGAGCGCGAGGAGGTCAATTACCTATTCAAGTCTCAGGCGTTGCAGGTTCTCGTCAATGTCGGCATCGCCAGCTATGGCTACGATGCGCCGAGCGTCAACTGCATCCAGATATGCCGGCCGACCAAGTCCATTGTGCTGCATCTGCAGATGATCGGCCGCGGCATGCGGCCCGGAATTGACGAGCACGGTGAGCGGATCACCGATCCTGATGACCCGAATTTCAAAACCTGCATGGTGCTCGATCATGCCGGCAATGTGGCGGCCTTGGGCATGGCTGACGATCTGTTTCGCTGGCGCCTCGATGAGGGCAAGAAGGCCTGCGTCAACTGGTCAAAGCGCGAGGAGTCAGGCGAGCCTGATCCTACCGTGCATACCTGCGAGGAGTGTGGCCACCTGTTCTCACAGCGCCGCGTATGCCCGAAATGCGGCTGGAAAGTGCCCTACTCCAAGCGCGACGTTGCGGCCACTGAGGCCGATCTGGTGCCGATAGGCAAGAACATGGTCAAGCGGCTGCCCGAGGGCTGGCCGTCGCATGAGGTCTTATTCCAGATGCTCCTGCACAAGCAGCGTGAGAAAAAATACGCCAGCGGGTGGGCCCGGAATCAATTCAACAGAAAGGTAGGCTGCTACCCGCCCGGACACTGGTCCGATCTGGCGGCCATCCCTCCCAACAAGCGGGTCCGTAACTGGATCACATCGAGGAACATAGCTTATGCAGCAGTCCAGCGAAGGCTCAAAGCACAAGGCCACGGTTAAATTTCTGGCTGATCGCACGGCCATACTGATGACCATTTGTATTGTCGATCACGGCGGTAAGCTGAGCCCGTTTTTCCGGGATGGGTTCTATGCCGGTGAGGCCGGCAACGAGATCAGGGAGATGCCTGAGTATGCCCAGTCGATGCAGATAGTCAGGAATATGGTTAAGCGGGAAATTGCCCGGTCGGCCGCCGAAGATCACAAATCGGCAAACCCATGAAAAGACGGAAGCGCGACCGGGACCAGGGGATCATAGCATGAGACGATACGCGAACATCAAAAAGCACCAGCACCCTGACGGCACTAAGCTGGATTCTGGGCGCGAGCTCACGCGGTACTGCGAGCTCCTCCTCCTGCAGCGGGCCGGCGAGATCAGCCTGCTCAAGGTGCATCCGAGGTTTCCGATTGAGATTGCCGGGGTGCCGATCATGATTAAGTCGAAGCGCTACCACAACGGGCGCCAGCTCACCTATGTCGCTGACTTCACATATTTGGACAAGCAGACTGACAGCTTCGTGATCGAAGATGTCAAAATGCAGTCCGGGTTTCGCACGGAGATTTACAAAATAAAACGGGCACTCATGGAGGCAATGGGCAGCCCGATCACGGAGTATTGAAATGGGACGAATCTATTCAAGAACAACGACCTGCAATGAGCTGATATCAGCCAAGCAGCGCGAGCTGGTCATCGAGCTGTACACCGAAACCAATAAGACCTTTCATGAGATGTCGCAGGTAACGGGGGTGCCGGTAGCCAAGATCAAAAAAATGTCACACAGCCTGCATCGGCCGGCGCGCTCGAGGCCGCTGACTGATCTGCAGCGCACAAGATTGCTCATGAACTGGGAGCGGCCGAATGACCGTCATGGATTTTTTGGAGCTGGTTGATTCGGTCACGTACAAGCCCGGTGAAGTGCTCCGGGTGATCGGCCGGGACGATCCTGAGTATATGTATGACGGCCGGATCAGGCTGGTGCTGGATCGCACTGTGCCTGACGCCAAGCGGCCCGGTGAAACTATCAACATCCTGCACAATCTGGTGCTGACCGAGTACGATCTCGACGCCCTCGATGACGACCATGCCAAGTATTGGATTTATAACCATCTGCGCACGGCCGAGATACATGAGTGCGAGGAGTTCCTGAAATTCGGCGGCGTCCAGTACCGCGATCCTCACGCCAATGGTGGGTAGCACCGAGCCGATCCGGCCCAAGGACAAGCGCCGTTTCCTGATTATCAAAACGCACTGCGGCTGCCTGTGCTGCCTGCTCATGGGCTGGCCTGATGTGCATGCGACCATCGAGCATGTCACCGAGGCCGGCCGGCGCAAGGGCCATCACGCCAGCCTGGGCCTGTGCGGCTGGCATCATTTCGGCTACTGTCACCGCGGCAAGCGCGCCGATTACATGACCGCTGAGCTCGGGCCCTCACTGGCCAATGGCCGCAAACCATTCGAGGAGTTTTTTGGCGATGAGTCCGAGATCCTGCTGCCGATCCAAAACTACCTGCTCAAGAGATTTGCCGCCGATCCGTGGCCTGAGTACAATCTGCCCGGTAATGTAGCAATCGACACTCGCACCAAATGGATAGAACTGAATCATGCGACCGCTCAATCACTGTCACGACCAGCCGATCAGTCAAACTGAATCCGCTCTGGCCGAAATATTGGATGGTGTGCGGCGAGGTAAATCGCATCCTGACCGATCAGGACGCTCCTGAGCGCCTGATAGGCTCACACTGGCACCCAGACCGAGGATGAAATTATGGCACTCGTAGGCAACCCGCAAGAGCGTGGACAAACACTCATCGTCATTGGCGTAGATCAGGGCGGCGCTGCCGTCTGCATCGAGCTGGATGACGTTTCCAAATTCAATGAATTTTCTTTGCAGTGCAGCGCTGGCACCATGAACTGTCAGGTAAGCCTCGACGGCGTCATTTACACGGCAAACGACATGGCCTGGGAGGATGAGATGTCCACCACTCCGCAGACTCGGGTCATCGCGTTTGCGGCTGGCAATTTGTATGTAATGCGCGCCAGCATCAAGTCGATCCGTATTCAGTCGAGCGCCGGTGGCGTCGTCAATCCGCGCCTGATGTGCGGCACAGTCGGGCGCCGATAAGTGTCTCAAAAGCTGGCCGATCTGCCCAGTGTGCAGTGGCAAGTCGATAACTGGGATGAGATGCAGGACTTCATCAAGGATTTCGAGGCGCGCTGCATCCCTGACGGCGACAACCTGCTGCTGCAGGCATGGGGTGGCCTGAATACGGTGCTGCATCCCGGTGACTGCTTGGTGCTCCGGGATAACAGTGTCGGAATAATTCGAGTGCCGACCGAAGTCGATACGGCCGGCCCGCAGGGGCCGGCAGAGATTCAGACTGATAGCACTAAGCACTCAATGGCGAATTGAACCGTGTAATCGAATTGGCGCTGACCGGACAGCCAGCGCCGAATGGTTCGCTCATCTACTCCAATTTTCCGCGCAAGCGCGGCCTGAGTGAGCCCTGTCGAGCCGATCAGCTCGGCAAGGTACTCAGGCCGCGGGTCATACTTTGAGGCGTCAGGTTTCACGCGGTTGCTGCCCCATTTTGTCCCACACTCCACCATTCAGGTAGTGAACTCGGGCCGCCGCTCGCGTCGTGCTGTCATGATCTGACTCGGCCTCGAATTTGCCATCAGGCTTATAGAATCCGACCGTCCATAGTCGGTGGCGCTCGCCGGCCTCGCGGAAGTCCTCGCTCAGGATGTAGATATACATTGACGTTCTCCCGTGTCGATGTAGTTCTGACTGCAGGCTGAGTGCCCGCATTCAGGCCCGGACTGAGTGAATGGCTTGGCCTCTTTGACCTCGACCATGTAGCGGCTCTTGCCCTTGTCGCCATCGTTGCCGTCATTGTCGCATTGCGGGCACCACACCGTATCGAGCGGGCCCTCGTCATTGATGACTGAGCAACCGTTTACCTCGACCCATGCACTGGTCTGGATATCCGTGCAGCCGCAGTCCGGGCAGGCCTGCAGCGGACCCTGGCCGGCCGATCCGTCGCTACCGGACTGGCGCAACCTGTACAGCAATGCGATCACTTCCAGCATTTCCTCGGTATCGAGTCGCACCCTCACATCGCCCACAGAATTGAAGTCGATGCTGACCGTCTCGCCGGGGAGCTCGCGCATAAAAAAGCCCCTGTGACCGTTCGGCTTGTACTCGTTGCCAGTGGCCTCTGCGAGCCGCCTAAGCCCGCTCTGCGTCCGATCCTCGTAGGTCTGGGCCTCGGTAGCCCGCTCGGTCAACCGCTTATAGATGCGGTCATACTCGGGAAACAGCCGCTCGATCTGCTTGGCGACCAGCCGCGTCTCGCGGTCATAGGCGGCCGTGCATTGCGGCAGTGCTTCCTTTGGATTCCACAGGTTGCTGATGTACTGGGTCTGCTTGTTGCCGCCCGCGTCGGTGTAGCTCGGCCAGCCGCAGGCCTTGAACTCGATGCGCTGCTTGCTGGCGGCCAGATAGGGGCCGGCGCTGAACTGCCTGCCGCTATCCTTCTCGCTGATTATGCGCCAGCACGGAAAGCCGTCGCCGTCATAGGCGTCGAGCTGCCAGTCACCGGGCAGGTCATCCATGACAGCCTCTAAGATCGCGGCGAATTCATCGGCCCGCCGCTTGGCCTTTTGTTGGTACTCGTTGAGTCCTTCAATCACGATTTTTCTCCTCGTAGTGGGATGATTCCCGTGCAGCCGCCTCTCACCCGGCTGCCCGTGCGTCACCGTTTCGTGTAGATATTCAGGCCGATAATCGCGTCGGTGCCTTCGATTGCCTTGTTGCCTGAGCTGGTCGCGATGATGATGGTTTTGCCGCTCTTGCTCGGGCCGTGATCCTTGCTCAGGTCCACGGTTATCGTCAGCTTGTTGCCGTCCACTTTCAGGGCTGCATTTTTCATGGTCGTGCTCCTCGTAGTTGCGGGATGATTCCCGTGCAGCCCGCTCTGACCGGGCTGCCCGTGAGTCACCGCCGCCGCGGCTTGATGTAGTCCAGATATATCGCCAGCCCGAGCGGGACCAGCACTGAGACGGCCGTCAATCCGGCCAGTATGTAGGCGAGCATTGGGTCAATCATGTGTCTCCTCCTCCGAATAGGTCGCCTGTGACCTGATCCATCTGGGCCCTGAATCGCCGGCGATCCTCGCCGCTGGCGACGGCCTCGGCGCTGACGCCGTCACTGCTCAGCCACGCGGCCTCGCATTCAACGCACTGGTGCGCCGTAGTTCCCGGCATCGGGGGCCTGAGCTCCTGCTCGTAGGTGTCCGAGCTGCAGCATTCCGGGCAGTTCATCAGATGGCCCTCACTATGGTTGCCGGCTCGCAGTGCAGGATCGCCGCCACTTCCTTGGCGAATCCACACAGCTCATCGAAGTCACTAAAAGCCGAATCACAGACCTCGACAATTTCCTCGTCGGCGGCAAATTTCCCGCCGAAAACCGTGTGATAGTCCGAGCAGCATTCGAGGCTGAATCGCCACGGCAGTACCTCCTCGGGCGTACACCTGACCAGCCTGTAGATCATTCCATCCTCAAGCAGCTCGGCCCACTCGTTGACCAGCATCTCGGGCTTGGGCTCGAATGCCTCAGTCTGTGACGGCAGGCCCAGGCTCTCGCGAATCCACGCCATTGCGGTGCAGATATCGTCCCAGTCATCCTCGATGATGTGCTGGCTGTCCTGATGCGCATGCAGCGCGTCCCAGATGACCTCAAGCCAACTCTCGGTGTTGCCCTTGGTGACATCGACGCTCATGATTCCTCCCGGACGGCCTCTAAGCCTTTGCGGTTCAGGCTGCCGTCATCGTTGTAGGTGCGGGGGTCGGCTGCAGGGACATGCCAGCCAAACATCGAGCCGGCAAACATGGCCTCACGCTGCGGCACGGTGACGCCGATCTCCGCGTTAAGCGCGTCAACGTCCTGCATGCCGAGCGGCCTGTAGCCGGATTCTCCTCGGGTGATCTTGATGGCCTCGCCGGTGCTCGGCAGGCTTGCGATGCAATACTCCGGTAATGTGTTGCTTGTCATGATGGTGCTCCTCGTAGTTAAAACAGCTCACGCTGCTGATTGACCAGTCGCTCAGCAAGCGAGCCGGCCGCGAACATGGTGAAACCTGTACGCTCCTCCATGTCGATGTATTTCTGTAGTAATTCGGGGTTCTGGCGCGCTGCATTCCTGAGATCGCCGTCGCATCCCATGATGCAAAATTGACAGCTCAGGCGCTTGTTGCCGTCGCCATAGGCGTGGTGCTGTGTCATGCCCTTGGCGGCGACGTAGTCGAACACGCGGCGCTCTTTCCAATCCTTGATAGGTAGCCAGTCCCAGACCTTGCGGCCCAGTGTCGGGGCTGTGAATCGGTCATTAAGTTTCAGCGCCGGCTTTTTGGCCCGGTTGTCGGACTCCTCGGCGCGCAGGCCCATGACATTGACCGCCTCGGTGATGCCGCGGCGTTTCATGTCGGCCTTGATGAATTTGTCGATGGGGCCCACTTTCAGGTCACTGGTGCAGGTCCGATATTTCGGGCTCGGCCAGCAGGGTTTATCCGGGTAGAGCTCATGCCGGCGCTCGACCATGCTTAGGAAATCCTTCGGGCTGCCGTCTTTGAATATGGCGCTGACCACTGTCAGCGGGTGCTCGATGTTGGCCTCGATGTGCTCGACAATGCCATCCCACTCGACCTCGCCCAGATTGGCGTGGACTACTGTGATCCGGTCAGCCGGCACCAGCTCGCAGACCGTGGCATAGGTGGCAAGCGAATCCTTGCCACCTGAATGACTCACGTAGAAGTGAGCGCCGTCGATCAGTCGCCCGAGCTCACCGGTCGCCCGGTTAGCTGGACCCTGGCCTTTGCTGGTTGTCATGCTGCGGCCTCCGGGAATGGGATGCGCACCGTGCTGCGCTGGCCCATACCGATCCAGTCGGTCATCTCGGCGGCACGGATCGCGGCCAGCCATTTGCGGGGCACCCGGTTGTAGCTGACGGCGGTGTAGGCGCCGACCATCTCGGTGCCGATAGTCCGCTGAATCCTGAGCGCGCTGCTCGGCACGGCCGGGTGACGGTACTGACCAGTGCGCCGGTTGTAGCCCCACTGGCTGGTAGTTCCCGGCATCTCGTACTCAAGGATAATCTCGTCGCCAAGTGTGGCCAGTACGCAACCCTCACGCTCGGCCTGATTGGCCCATACCTCGATGCTGTCATTGGCCTGCCAGAATGTATCGGGGCTGCCGTTCAGGCGCTCGAATATCCAAGCGATCAGGTCGGTGATGTAGAGATTGGAGATCGGCCCGCGATGCTGTTCCTCGTCGCCGTGCCTGTGGTCCGGTTTCTGGAACTCAATCAGCACGTTCCTGCCGATCTCCTCGCCGGGGAAAAGGGGCAGCCCGGTGCGCTTGTTGACCCGGACCTCGTCAATCTTGTACGGCCTGATGGCGACAATACCGTGCTCGGTCTGCAGGTGCTCGGTGTGGCCGGCGTCAAGGGCGCGGCTTATGTCCCGGTATTCGGCTCGCCTGTAGCTGCCGTCTTTCCGTTTCAGTGTGTCAATGCTCATAGTGTTACCTCGTAGGTTGTGGGATGTGTCCCGTGCAGCCGCCTGTCACCCGGCTGCCCGTGAAACATCAGAATAGTGCCAGTTGCGTTACCTCCCTGAGTGCTGCCGGCGGCGCCGTGATGGCGGCGCTGATGCCGCCCCAAGTGTCAGCCATCGCCTCGGCAATATTGTCGAATGTCTTGCTGCGCAGTTTCCAGCGATCAGGTCCGGGGCTCTTGTTGTCAGCGCCGCAGAGTGACTGATTCGCCCATCGATTCACCATCTTGCCGTTGTAGCGGACCCGGCGCGGCTTGATCCATTCGGACTCAGGCGGCACGGGTAGCAGCGGCAGATTCTCAAGCCACAGGCCGGTGTTCTTGCTGGCGTCGTGGCCAAATTGGTAGGGCTGCACGTACTGGCTGGCTGGCCGGATCGCGGTGCCGATCCTGCTCACCGGGTTCTCGATTGCCTGCCTCGGGATCGGTGCGGCCATCAGGTCCCTGACGAATTCGAGCGCCTCGTCAGAATTGTGCTGGCGCTCGGGATAGTTGGCGTCGTGTTTCGGCTGGCATCGCCACAGTTGACTGGCGGCGAGGTACTGACATGGCGGGTGGGCGATCATCAGGTCAAAGCCGTCGCCCAGAATGTCTCTCACATCGCCCTGATAGTGCTGTCCCGGCGTCTCGGTCGGTAGCAGGTCGCAGGACATGGCCGAGTGACCGCGAGCCGTCAGCGCGTCCCTGACGGTGCCCGAGAATTCACAGGCGACCAGTACGCGGCTGAGCATGTAGCCGGCTGCCTGTGCCCGCTCGATGGCCGTCACGATATCGCCGCCGTAGTTCTCAAGGTCGGCGCCGGGGCGCTGGCTGTGGACTGCCTGAGCGGCGAGCTCGCCGGTATCGAGGTAGTCGTCAGCGACGGCGTCACCGCGTCGGATATTGAGCATCTGGGAATCCGTCAGCTCGGCCCGGACGGCCGCGGAAAAGTCCGCGGCCAGCCGGGTAACGTCGAGCGCCGGCAGCTTGATAATGCTCACGCTCGGCCCTCCATACCCTTGACGGTCATGGCGACGATTTCCTCGCCGGCCACGGCGCTCTGCATGGCAGTCTTGAGAATGCCCTGATAGTTGGACAAGCAGCGGTAGCCGTAGCCGTCCATCGTCTCAGCGCCGGGGCGCACATCTCGGTGCGCTGCGCTGCAGTTCATCAGCTTGGCCTCGATGCTGCCCTTGCTGCGGTCGGCCAGTTTGCCGGCGTAGTCGCTGGCGTCTCCGGTGTAATCCTCGTCGCCGGGTTTTGGTGTGCCCTGAGCGGCCCGGATCATGTGGGCCTTGTACTTGGCGCCCGGTGCTGTGGTGGCGATTTCGAGCATCTGGAAATAGAGCTCACAGATGGCTCGGTTCTCGTCGTCGGTCCACGGCCCGAGTGTTGCTTTCTTGGTTGTGGTCATGGGTTTGCCTCCATTGTTGTGGGATGATTCCCGTGCTGCCGTCTCTGACACGGCAGCCCGTGAGTCACACCTCGAAACGGTCGTGGACCGGGATCGGTGAGGTGACTGGGAAACGGCTGTCACTGGTCGAGATGTAGTGACCGCCAAACATGCCGCCGCGCCGTGGCCTGCCGTCAGCGTCAACCGGTCGAGCGACCACATTGACAATGCGGTGGCGATCCACGTAGCCCTGCGGATTGCGCAGCACTTCAAAGTCGCCCACTGGCCGGGTATCAATCCCGAGCTCTTTCAGCCATGCCGGCTTGGCAACGCTGAGCTGACCGGCCTGCAGTGCAGGCTCGAAATCGTACTCAAGGATAACCGCCGGGGCGTCGTCGCTCGGCTCGAATGGGCCGCGGATTCCGTCACCGATCAGGGTGACATGGCGGCGCCCAGATGTGACGCCGTTGGCAGTGCAGTCCGTACCGTGGACTGAAACGTGTAGGCCATTAGTCATGGCTTTTCTCCTCGTAGTGCTGTGATCGGATCACAGCGGAATGGTGGCGGTAATATGCCGCCTGCTTGATGACCAGAATGACGGCCCAGAAAAGGCCGCCGGTCAAAGTGATGTAGTCGAGTGCTGTCATGGGTTTGCCGTCCAAGTTGTGTGAAATCGTCTCCGACGATACCGGACCATTGGCCCGGTGTCAAGCACAACAGGGACCGGGTAAGATGCAGCCTTCTGCAGGCAATGGATACAGCAGGCAATGAGCGAACCTACCCAAGCGAACAGCGCCCCAAGTCTCCCAGTTTCCCGCCCTCGTCTCCGGGGCGCGCTGGTCAAGTTCAATGACACGGTAGCGGACCAGATATGTGGGCGCATGGCAGAGGGGGAGACACTGCGGCAGATATGCAGGGACGCAGCCATGCCGGCAAGGTCAACGGTATACCGGTGGCTGAGCAGAAATCCTGACTTCGCGGACCAGTACGCGCTGGCGCGGGAGTGCCTCGTTGCTGCATGGGCCGATGAAATCATTGACATTGCTGACGATGGGACTACCGACTATGTCGAGAAGGTAGGCCGCAACGGCACTGAGTACATGGCCGTGGATCAGGAGCACATTCAGCGCAGCCGGCTGCGTGTGGATACCCGGCGCTGGCTGCTGTCCAAGCTGAACCCCGGCCAGTACGGCGATCACATGGAGGTCGAGCACACCGGGGCAGTCGATCACCGACACCATATAAGCGACACCGAGAAGGTACGGCGCTTGGCCCTGTTCCTGCTGCAGTCACCCGGCGGCAGCACTGTCATCGATGGCCACGCCGAGCCGATCCCTGCTGAACTGGAGCCCGACCAGCCTGACGATGAGTGATGGCGAGCATTTGAGAGAATGCCTGCGCCCTGTGTGGCCGACCCCCCCCGGACCCCTGTGGCTGCAGCGCTGAGCCTGGAGAGGGCGACCTGCTCCAGTTTTTCCAGAATTTCCACGCGCTATTGTTAGTGTTTACAGCCCATGTTAGTGTTTACGGATGGATGCCCCGAAGTGTCAGAAAATACCCGGATGTGGCAGGCGTCACTACGGGGATTGCGCGGAAAGCGGCAACGCGGCGAAAACGGAAAGAGTGCCCGCCAAGTCGGAGGATGCCCCACGGGTCATGCGGCCCGCGGCTCAGTTGCCTTTGCAGGATCGGGTTGTGGCGCTGGAGCAGATCGTGGATGAGCTGCTGGCGGGAAAGCGCAAGCGCTCGGAGTACATGAAGGCTTACATGCGAGATCGGAGGGCCCGAGATGCGGGTTAGCAGGAGAGAATTTATAGCGGCGATGGCGGCTGGCATGGTTATGACGGCCGAGGGCTTGTGGATGCCCGGTCAGAAATTGATTTCGATTCCGAGCAGAAAAATATTTTTGCCGGCTGGCAAGCTGGCCTGGATGGAGGATGGTGTCATGTATATGTACACCGGCGGCTTGCGCGGCGGCAAAACTGAGCCGACCTTGATCCCGAAATATTTCGATGTGCATGTTCGCGGTGCCGAGATCGTGCGTGACAAGTTGCAGCGCGCCTCCGGGGTCATGGCGCAGTGATCGGCCGCTGGAAATCGCGCAAAAATAAAAAACGTGCCCGCGGCAAGCGGTCATTTATCAAGTCGGAGGCCGGCAGTGGTCGCATGAAGGCGCCGCGGCCGGAATTGAGCGCCGTGGGCAAGGCGCTGCAAAAAATTGCCCGGAGGGGAGATCGCGGTGCGTAGGGGGATTTATGAAATATTCACGACGACGCTGGCTGGACCGGAATGGGTGGAACAATTTGAGGGCTCGCGCTCCGAAGCTCGCGCTCATTGCCGAGCGCTTGACACGAAAAAAGACGGCGACCGACGACGCGGGCAGACCTCAACCCCGCGCTTTGTCAGGTATCTCTGAGCGGGAGTTTCAGAAGGCTGCCCGGACTCTCAGGCTTGGCGGCCTGCCGCCTGAGCCGGTTGTTGCCGAGCTTATCGAGCGGTGGGAGCGTGAGGATTTCGAGGACTGCCTGCCGCCGTGGCATCGCATGAATCTGTGGCGCCGCCGCGCCCACTGGGAGCGAGATTACGTTTTTCGCTTCTGAGGGCGTATAGTCGGCCCGGACATTCCTAAGCACCGATAACAAGCAGTTAGGAGACTTCAATGGGCGCACCGCAAATTTTAACGAGTATTCATGGCCGGCTTTTCGGAATCGGTCCCAAAGGCGAGATGATCGTCAATTCAACCGCCGGCAATTTGGAAAATGCGCAGGCGGTGGTCAACGCCGTCGAGCGAGTGACCATAGCCAATGCCTTGGTACTGGCACTCAACGCCACGCCGTTTGAGATAGTGCCGTCACCGGGGCCCGGTAAAACGCTGATCGCAAACAGGATTGTGGCCTCAAAGGCGGCTGGTACGGCGTTCGCCGCTGGCGCGGGCGAGGACCTGGCCGTGCAGTCTGAGGGTGGTGGCGTGGTTTTTGCTGCCATCGATTCGGCCAGTTTCTTGGATTCGGCGCTTGACGAGATTCGCTTTGGCGACCGCGTCCCGGTCAATCCCGAGGTACTGGATGTGACGGCGCTGCAGGATTTGGCGCTCGAGGTAACGATACTGGTGGGCGAGGTCATCACGGGTGATTCGGACCTGATCGTGGAGGTCCATTACCAGACGTTTGACGACCTGCTCAGCTAAAAGAGCACGTTCCTGATTGGGGTGGGTTGCGCCGTTGATTTCGTGACTCACCCATTTTTTTGGAGTGATCGGATCACACCATGCCCGAGGACAGCTTTTTGTGGGGTCAGTATCGCTGGAACACAGCCGACTGGCCCTCGCGCCTGACTTTCGTCGCATCCGGCACCCTGCCGGCCGATTGCGTCATCACCGAGGTCAAGCAGCAGGTAGCAAACGATGAGTAGAGAATCGGCGCTCATTGACGACCTGATGGAAAAATATCTGGCGCTGCCGGATGAACAGCGCGCCGAGCTCGATCAGTATGTCGAGGATGAGTCCAAGGGGCATTTGTGGTTTCCCACGGTCGGCCCGCAGCTCAATGCGGTGGACTGTCAGGCCGACATTCTGCTGTACGGCGGTGAGGCCGCTGGCGGCAAAACCGACCTGATACTGGGCTGCGCATTCGAGCACCATCAGCGCACCCTGATAATCCGCAAGCACTATGTAGATCTGACCGCGCTGACTGACCGCGCCAAGGAAATCAACGGCACCGACAAGGGCTACAAGGGCTCGATCCCGCCACGGCTAAAAACGGTCAATGGCAAGATCATCGATTTCGGCGGTCTGGCTCAGCTCGGTGACGAGAATCACTGGCAGGGTCAGCCGCACGATCTCCTGGCCGTCGATGAAGTGGTGCAAAATCGCGAGGCGCAGATTCGATTCCTGATGGGCTGGCTCAGGACCACCGATCCGGGCCAGCGCTGCCGCGCCATATTCGCCTCAAACCCGCCGACTGACCCGAGCGGCGACTGGATTATCCCGATGTTTGCGCCGTGGCTCGATCCACGGCACCCGGACCCGGCCGCTCACGGCGAGCTCAGGTGGTGCGTCTCGGACGCCGATGGCAAGGATTTATGGGTCGATGGGCCTAATCCCATTGAGATCAACGGCAAGGTGCAGCGGCCGATGTCGCGCACCTTTATCCCGGCGCACCTGTCTGACAATCCGTTTCTTGCAAAAACCGGCTATGCCGCGCAGCTCGATGCGCTGCCTGAGCCGCTCAGGTCCGCAATCCGCGACGGCAATTTCATGGCCGCACGGCAGGATCAGGCCGACCAGCTCATCCCGACTGAATGGGTACGCCGTGCTCAGGCCCGCTGGCAGTCGCTCCCGCCCTACGGGGTGCCGATGTGCGCAATCGGCGTCGATGCGGCACGGCAAAAGGACAAAACGGTGCTGGCACCGCGTCACGATGGCTGGTATGCGCCGCTGATCGCGGTGCCCGGACATGAGACGCCGCACGGCACCGATGTCGCAGCGCTGGTGGTCAAGCACCGCCGGCATGAGGCGGTGGTCATTTTCGACTGTGGCGAGACAAACGGCGCGCAGGCCTATGCGCACTGCAAGGAAAACGGCATCGAGGTCAGGCGCCATATCGGCATGGACAAGTCCAGCAGCCGCACCGCGGAGCGCCAGCTCAGCTTTTTCAACAAACGATCCGAGGTCTTGTGGCGATTCCGCGAGGCGCTCGATCCGGGGCAGGATGGCGGCTCACCGATAGCGCTGCCGGATGACCCGGAGCTGATTTCCGATTTGACCGCACCGCGCTGGACCCTGACGCCAAACGGCATCAAGGCCACCAATAAGGCCGATGTCATCAAGATGCTTGGACGCAGTCCAGACAAGGGCGATGCGGTGGTCATGGCCTGGGTGGCAGGGCCGAAAGCGCAGACACATCTGCAGGAATGGCGGCCCGATCAGCGAGTTGGTAAGATTCCGGGCGGCGGCAAGAAAAACCCGGTGGTGAACATGGGATCAAGGAGACGGAAATGAGCGGATTGAAAAATACCGGCAAACGGATGATGAGTTTCTCCAAGGGCAAGGGCTACAGCACCGGCGCCGAGCGCCAAGCCAAGGCCGATGCCGCCGAGAAAGGCAGGCTGGACGCTATTTATCAAGGCGCCGATTTGCCTGACCCGGAGGAGGGTCGCCGCAGGGCACGTAGGAAACAGGCCGCGAAGCGCGGCAGCCGTGCTCAATCTGTCCTGACCGATCAACTGGGATAAGGCCGATGAGGCCACGCGAGCTCATTGAACGTGCCACGGGCATGTTTAACGTCCGAAAGGCGATCACTACGCTGTGGCAGGAAATTGCCGAGCATTTTTACCCGCAGCGCGCTGACTTCACGCTGACCCGCTATATCGGTGAGGAGTTTGCCGAGCAGCTCTATTCGAGCTATCCGCTGATTGTGCATCGCGAGCTCTCGAGTGCCTTCGCCGCCATGCTCAGGCCGCGGCGTAAGGACTGGTTTGGCATCACCGTCGATGACGAGGACCAGCTCGCCAAGGGCTCCAAGGAGTGGCTCGAGTGGGCCACCAAGCGCATGAAATTCGCCATGTATGACCGCAAGGCGAATTTCGTCCGCGCAACCACTGAGGGCGATGCCGACTTTGCGGCCTTCGGCCAGTGCTGCATCACCCGCGAGATCAACTGGGCCGCTGAGCACCCGCACTTGGTCTATCGCACATGGCATCTCAGGGATGTGGCCTGGGACGAGATGGCCGATGGCTCGGTCGGTGAAATCTATATCAAGTGGAAACCGACGATTAAGCAGCTCAAGCAGCAATTCGGTGAGGATGCGCTGCACCCGAATCAGCAGGGCATGAAGGACGATTACCGCACCGACACCTACATCCAGCCCAATTACATGCGGGCAGCGCTTTCCACCGATGTCTACGAGGGCCAGAATGGCGAGGGCAAGGGCTATCCGTGGGTGCTGGTGTACATGGACACCCTCAACAATCACATCATTCACGAAATGGGCACGTTCTCGCACGGCATCACCCTGCCGAGATGGCAGACCGTATCCGGCTCCCAGTATTCCTACTCCCCTGCCACTGTTGCCGGGTTGCCGGATGCGCGTCTGTTGCAGGCGATGACTGTGACCCTGCTCGAGGCCGGCGAGATGTCGGTGCGCCCGCCGATGATCGCCACGCAGGATGTGATCCGATCCGATGTGCAGCTATATGCCGGCGGCATCACCTGGGCCGACGCTGAATACGACGAGCGCAAGGGCGATGTATTGCGCCCGCTCAATCAGGACCGCTCAGGCCTGCCGATGGGCTACGGCGAGCACGATCAGCAGATGCAGATGCTTGCCAGCGCTTTCTACCTGAACAAACTGACGCTGCCGCCGCCCGAGGGCGATATGACGGCATTCGAGGTCGGCCAGCGGGTCGAGGAGTACGTCAGGGCCGCGTTGCCACTATTCGAGCCGATGGAGCACGAATACAACGGCCAGCTCTGCGAGGACACGTTCGATGCGCTGCTCAGGACCGGCAGCTTCGGCGCACCGCAGGATATCCCGCGTGAGCTGCAGGGCAGGGATGTCCATTTCCGCTTTATTTCACCACTGCATGAGGCCATCGAGCGCAAGAATGCCAGCGAATTCCTCGAGTCTGCCGATCTCATTGAGCGCGCAATGGCACTCGATCCGACTGCTGGCGCGAACTTCGATGTCTCCAGCTCACTCAGGGCTGCACTCGAGGGCATAGGCCTCGAGCAGCGCCACATTCGCTCCGAGGAGGATGTCGAGAGAATGGTCGAGCAGGCCCAAGCGCAGGCTCAGGCACAGCAGGAGGCCGAGCTTGCCGCAACTGCCGGCGGCGCGGTCAAGGATTTTGCGGCCGCCGAGGAATCTGCCGGCGCCGGTGCGAGTCCGTTTTAGTTATGCTCAGGGAGAAAATTGAGGAATGCCTACCGCACAAGGATCCGCTGGAGCGCCCCGATTACATCGAGGCCGAAGTACAGGCATTGAGGGCGGTGCATCGCGGCGATGCAAACGACCGCCAGCAGCGCATGGTGCTGGATTTCCTGATGCGGGCTTTCGGCACTCACGATATTTCATTCCGGCCGGCAGGCGAACACCTGACGGCTTTTGCAGAAGGCAAGCGATTCTGTGGAACTACGATAGTATGGATGCTCAAGGCAGCCCCGGTCAGGACTGACCCCGACAAAATAGCAACCAGAAAGGTAGAAGAACATGGCACCAGAACCAAGCAGCCCACCAGCAAACGACCCGCCAGCAAACATTCTAAGTGATGACGGCGGCCCGACCTGGCAGGAAACAATGGCCGGCGATAACCTCGAGCGGCTCGAGTCCCTGAACGCGCATGAAAGCACTGATGCGTTTTTCGAGCACTACGATGGCATGGTCAATCGAAACTGGCGCGACGAGTACGCTGGCGACGATGACAAATTCAAGTCCACGCTGGAGCGCTTTAACTCGCCCGAGGACATGGGCAAAGCGTATCGCGAGGCGCAGGCGTCCCGCCGTTCGCAGCACCAGCATCCGGGCCCGGATGCGTCCGAGGCTGATGTGGCCGCATTTCGCGATGCCAACAACCTGCCGGCCGAGCCCGCCGGCTACATGGATGACCTGCCTGATGGCCTCGTCGTCGGTGAGGAGGATCGCGAGCTCATGGGCGATTTCATGGGTGTGCTGCATGGCCTGAATGTGCCCCGCGAAGTTGGCCATGCGGTGATCGACTGGTACAACCAGTTCTCTGAGCAGGCGCAGGACGACCTGGCCGATAATGATTCGGCGCACCATCAGGAAACCGAGGATGCGCTCAGGCAGACATGGTCCGGTGATTATCGCGCCAATATCAACCTGATCGGATCACTGCTCGACTCGACATTTGGCGCCGAGGGCAAGGAGGTCATTCTGAATGCGCGTGACCCGGACGGCCGCGCCATCATGAATATACCGGGCGTCCTCGAGGGCCTTGCGGAGCTGTCGCGCAAGATCAATCCGGTGGCGCAGCTCGCACCGAGCGGTGGTGATCCGGCGCAAACCCTGAACTCAGAAATCGCGGAGCTGGAAAAATACATGCGCTCTGACCGCAAGGGTTACAATAACGACGAGCCGGCGCAGGCGCGGCTCAGGCAGTTGTACGATATCCGCATCAAGCATGAGGCAGCATAAGGAGATTGCGATGGGTAGCCTTTTCAAAGGCAGTGGCGCTATCGGCAAGGCGTTCGCACGGGCGAGGACGGCGCAGCAAGGCTCACAGCCGCATACCGGCATCGATCCGGCAGCTCCCGGAGTGGATCGATCACAGCTACCCGCCGAAGCGGGCAGCATCGATGACAATACTGAGGGCCGTCGCCGGCGTGGCCGGGGGCAGGGCTTGGGCGGTCGAAGGAAAGGCCTGGGTGCGCAATCGGTTCTGACGAGCACCTACTGATGAGCGGCCTGTTCGGAGCAAAATCGCCCTCTGCCAGCTTCAATCTGTGGCAGTCCAGTAAGGGCAAAAAGAAGCAGTTGCCGGCAGGCGTGGTGAGTCAGACAGCACTGCCGCCGGGGCCGCCAAGAGCCCGGACGCCAATGACACCGCCAAAACACCGCGTCGATTATGGCTGAGACATCCTTTCAGACGCATTACCGAGGGAGTAGGAAAATGCCTTATCACAATTCACCAGCCGATCCCGGCATCAAGAAAGCCATGATGGGTGGCCACTCGCAATCGGTGACGGCCAACTATTCCGGCAGCACACCGCAGGGCGACAAATTCAACACCAAGGGCGGCATGAAGGTCATCAAGGATGCCGGCATGGGCCACAGCTACGGCTCAAACAGGGTCGCCTCGAGCCCGATGATGAAATCCCCGAAAAAGTCGTGGAGATCGTCAGGCTCCAGATCGCGGCATAGTCGCTCGGAGTCAGGCGGCTCGTACTGATGCCGTTCAAGAAGGTCAAGGGCGGTGGCTACAAGTCACCGTCAGGCCGCAAGTTCACGCGCCGTCAGGTGGCGCGCTACTACGCCACTGGCGGTTTCAAGAAGCGTAAGGCCACGACTGGCGGCACCAAGCATGTGATTTCATCACAGGGCCTTGGTGCCTGATGGCCCGGATGCCGCTATTCACCGATCAGGCACCGGGCGGCATCTCAGCAAAACAGCCCAAGCCCAAGGGCACCCTCAAGGAGCGGCTCCTCGCCTCGGTGTCAATCGCACCGCCGGAAACCGTCGCGCAATTCAATTTCGTCAATCCAGATACAGGCGCGGAAAACTGGGGCGATGTAATGCGCGGTGAGGATCGCATCGATCCACCGGACGACCGGCCGCAAGTGTTTATCAACGACAAGGCATTCGAGGCTGCTGGTGCAGGGCCGAATTACCGCGAAAAAGTGATACTGGGCGAGTCCCTGCACAACCTGAAAAACATCGATCCTGAGCGCTATGACCGCATGGAAAAGGCTGCACTTTCCGATCCCGGCTACCGACACTGGGCCGAGGAGTCGGCGCTCCGCGAGGGCGTACACCCGGATAATTTCGATGAGTGGCACCGCCGCTCACGTTTCGATCAGGTGATCGGTGGCTGGCTGCAGGCCGGCGACACGGATATCCCGACCATGAGCAACTGGAGCCGCGACGATCTGCCATTCGGTGAGCCGCTCGAGGCTGAACTGAAAAAACTTGCCAATGATCTGGACATGCAGTAGATTTCGGACTCACCACAGGCCAGCTAACCTCGCAAGAGCCCTGGCCGCCCAGACCGGCCCCTCGCGGCACCGCCATCAGCCCCTTTAAGGCTAACCTGATGGCCCGCCAAACAGGCCAACCCGATTTAGTGGACACGGACTTTCCATCAAATTGGAGGATAGCCTCATGGCTGAAACTGCCTTTCAAATTCAATACCGGCAAGAGTTCATTGCAGGTTTTGAGCAGCTCCAGTCGCTCCTGCGTGATTGCGTCACAACCGAAGCAGTCATTAAGGGCAACCAAGCGACGTTTTTGGTAGCTGATTCCGGCGGCGCGACCGCCAAGACCCGCGGCGTTAATGGTCTGATTCCCGCTCGCGGCGACAACCTTTCACAGCCCGTAGCGACCCTGATCGAATGGCACGATCTGGTTCGCAAAACGGATTTCAATATCTTCGCCTCGCAGGGCAACCAGCGAGCGATCATGCAGCAGACCTGCATGGGTGTCATCAATCGTAAAATCGATCAGGACATCATCGGGGAATTGAATACCGGCACGGTCAACACCGGCGTCAGCGTCACTGCTGACCTGGGCCTGACCCTTCGGGCGAAAACCATCCTCGGCAACAATGAAGTTCCGTGGGATTCCAACATCTGCATGCTGGTAACGCCGGCCTATGAGGCGTTCATGATGCAGGTCCGGGAATTCTCCTCACGGGAATACATTGACGGTGGCCCCATGCGCAACGCTGATCCGGCGTGGCGTGACCGCCCCATCTCGTACTACTGGCTCAACATGATGTGGGTTGTGCATCCGAATTTACCGGGTGCTGGCACCAACGCCGAGAAATGTTTCTGCTTCCACAAGTCCGCGATTGGCCATGCTTATAACGCTGACAATCTGGAAGCTCGGGCCGGGTACGATGAGGAGCAGGATTACTCATGGTCCCGGTGTTCCATTTACATGGGCTCGCAAGTCCTCCAGAATAGTGGCATTGTGGTGATTAACCACGATGGCTCGAGTCTGGCAGCCGCATAAGGGAGAGTTGAAATGGCTTATGACACAAATTCGCTGAATATCCAGCTCCCCCGCATGGGCGAGGGCGAGAATCTGGCAAATGCCGGGTTCACCGCGAACCAGTTCGTGTATCGCTCTGACGACGATTTCGCCACAGTGATCGCGGCTGCGTACATCGATGACGGAGATGACAAGGGCATTCGCGTGAATGATTATGTCCTGGTCATCGATCAGAACACCCCGAATGCCCAGTGGGCGCTCGTCACGGTAGTAGATGTCTCCACGAATCCGCTCGGTGACGTAACGATGATCGCGTTCACGTAATTGGCATAAGGAACTCGCTTAGGCGACAATGCGAGGGCAGGCTCATCTGGGCCTGCCCTTTCTTTGTTTGGAGAACCTAAAAATGGCCGCGACAGCAGCAGCAACCAAGAAAAAGACAGGCTCGAAATCCAAGCCGGCACCTATACCGGCGGGCGAAGTACAGTCACAGGTAATCAGCCCCGAGCTGGAGACAATACCGGAAGTCAAGGACGCGCCGGCCAAAAAGCAACTACTCGACAAACCCCTCGATATCAGGGCCAAGGCAGTAAACGTGGCCCGGATCGGCCTGCTGGAGCAGGCGCGCAATACGTGGCTGGTGAATGTCGATATGGACACGACGCCCGAGCATTGCCTCGATGGGTCGTTCTGGGAGCACGTAGCCAAGATGATGCAGCCCGGTGACAACATCCACGTATTACCGGATGATATGTCGTGGGAGCTGGTACTCCACGTAGCCGGTCAGGAGCCTCTGTTCCTGCATGTCGTTGAAAAGCAGCGCTACGCGCTGGTGCCGGCGACCGCCCCAGTCATCATACCCTCGAGGTATAAAGTCCAGTTCGCAGGCGCGCACCACAAATGGCGCGTACTCAGGGATGACAAGCCACTCAAGGATGGATTTGCAACTGCCGATCTTGCTCGGCGCTATGCCGCTAATCACCAAGCAGCGGTAGCACGGTAGCCGATCAAGGAATGAACACAGGCGCAGGGATGCGCCGGCCTGGAGGCCGATATGACGGATAAGCTATCGATTTACAACGGGGCGCTTAACATCATTGGCGAGCGCCGGCTGGCGAACGTGACCGAGAATCGCGAGTCACGGTTCAAGCTGGATGACATTTTCGACAACGATTTCAAAAACCGGATTCTGCAGATGGGGCAGTGGAATTTCGCCGCTCGCTCGGTAAAGATTCCGGCATCCACCACTGTCACGCCGACCTTCGGCTTTGAGTTTGCATTTCCCAAGCCGGATGATTTCGTGCGCACCATGCGCATCGCGTTTGACGATTTTTTCAAGCAACCGATCACACGCTACAACGACGAATCTCAATTCTGGTTCATGAATGAGGAGGAGATTTTCGTCCAGTACGTCTCCAATGACATCCAGTTCGGCGGTGACTTCTCGCTGTGGCCCTTCAATTTCACCGAGATGGCCGAGCACTATCTGGCCTACAAGGTGGCGCCGCGGCTGACCGGGCTCGACCTGACGGCCACGGAATTGCTCGGCAAGTGGAAAATGGCACTCAGGGAAGCCAAGGCGGTCGATGGCATGGAGGCGCCGGCAAGATGGGCACCGCAGGGCGCATGGGCCAGCTCACGGCAGGGCTTCCGCTCTGGCGAACGGGGCAAACGCACTCAACTGATAGGCTGATCTGGTGGCCTTTCAAGATAAAAAAATGCTGGCCTTCAATCGGGGGGTCATCTCCAAGATAGGCCTTGCGCGGATCGATCTCGACCGCATGGGCATGTCGGCCGAGCGGCAATCGAATTTCATGCCGCGGGTACTGGGCTCGATGATGCTCAGGCCGGGGCTCGAGTACATCGATAACGTCGCCTCTGACGCCAATTTCACCCGCAATCTGCCCTTTACCTTCGGTGTCGATGACAATGTGCTGATCGAGATGGGCAACGGCAGCATCCAGTTCCGCGTGGATGACGAGCTGATCGTCAAGCCCACGGTCACGGCTGTCATTGCGAATGATCTTTTCACGGCGGTAGTGCCGGATGCCAACTGGCTCGACGGCTCAGGTGCCGGCGGCACCGCGTCGTGGGATGCTTCCGGCAAGGCCCTGGTCAAGGGCGACGGTACGGACTTCGGCATTTTGCGCCAGACCGTGACGCTCAACGAATCCGGCGTCGAGCATTTCGTCAATATCAATGTCGATGTCGGCCCGGTCAGGTTCAAGATCGGCTCGGCGTCTGGCCTCGATGACTACGTGCAGGAGACGCGGCTCGGGCAGGGCCAGAATTTCCTTGCCTTCACGCCAACAACGGATTTCACCGTCGAGATCGCCAATGAGCGGGAATTCTTTGCGGTGGTTGACCTGTGTCAGGTCAGCGCGGCGGGCACCCTGCTACTGGTGACGCCGTACACTTCGGCCGATCTGCCGCTGCTGCGGTGGGCGCAGTCAGGCGATATCATCTACATTGCCGGCGGCGCCTTCGGGGAAAATATGTTTAAGCTCGAGCGCCGCGGCACTGGTCGCTCATGGAGTTTCGTGCTGTACCTGTCCGAGGATGGGCCATTCAGGATTCAGAATGTCTCGGGTGTCACGATCACACCCTCGGCCATCAACGGCGATATCACGCTGACCGCCAGTGAGTCGATTTTCAGAAATGAGCATGTCACCGGACGCTCCCTGTGGCGCATTGCCTCGACCGGTCAGGTCGTCACCAAGGCGATCTCGAGCGAGGATGATTTCACCGATGAGATTCGCGTTACCGGCAGCGGGGATGCGCGGCAATTCAGCATCTTTGTCGAGGGCACGTTCGATGCAACTGTCAATCTGCAGTTTGCCTTTGATGCTGGTGGCCCGTGGAATGACCAGGGGCTCAGCTTTACCACGCCGACATCGACCACGTTCAACGATCAGCAGGATGGCTCGATCATTTTCTACCGCATTGGCGTCAAGACTGGCGATTATGTATCCGGCACCGTGACCTGCACCCTGAGCTTCCAAGGTGGCTCGATTGAGGGCATCGCGAGAGCAAACGGCTTCCAAAGCGCGACGGTGCTCGATGCCATCGTATTGAAGGATTTCGGCGCCATCACCGCCAGCAAGGACTGGTCGGAGGGCGAGTGGTCAGATTTCCGCGGCTTCCCCAGTGCCGTCGATCTGTTTGAGGCCCGCCTGTTCTGGGCCGGCAATGACAAAATCTGGGGCTCTATCGTGGATGCTTTCGAGTCCTTCGATGACACTTTCGAGGGCGATGCAGGACCCATATCGCGCTCGGTCGGCTTTGGTCCGATCCGTGTGATCCATTGGCTCAAGAGCCTCGGCCGGCTGATGTTCGGTACGTCCGAGAATTCAGCACAGGTCGATGCTGCCAAGATGGATGGCAACAGTGTCCTCGGCGCCCGCTCGAATTCATTCGAGGAGCCGCTGACACCGTTTAATTTCAACATCAAAACCGCGTCCTCGAGGGCGGTATTCGTGGATCGCACTGAGCAACGCCTGTACGAGCTGCTCTACGATCTCGACCAGCAGGACTACCGCTCGATGGACCTGAGCGTGTTCGCGCCTGATTTCAACGAGGCCGGCATTACGCAGATCGCGGTGCAGATGAAACCGGATATCCGGGTGCATTGCGTCAGGACTGATGGCACCGTGGGCGTACTGGTGTATGACCGGCTCGAGAATGTGATCGCCTGGGTCGATGTTGAATCACCGGGGGCTGACGGCACTATCGAGGATGTGGCAGTGCTTCCGGGCACGGTCGAGGATCAGGTCTACTACATCGTCAAGCGCACCATCGATGGCGGCACCGAGCGTCACATCCAGAAGTGGGCGCTCGAGCGTGAGGCCCGCGGTGAGGCGCTCAGCAAGATTGCTGATGATTTCGCGGTCTACACCGGGCCGGCGACCTCGCTGCCATTCCAAGGCCCGCTGTCACACATCGTCGGTGAGACGGTGGTGGTGTGGTCTGATGGCGAGGATATCGGGACCTACGTTGTGGATGCTCCGGGGCATCTGGATATCTCACCCCTGACGACAACGAATTGTGTCGCCGGCCTTGCCTACACGGCGCAGTTCAAGTCAGCGAAACTGGGCGAGCTGCAGGGTATTGGCCTGCTCGAGCGCAAGAAGGTCACGCGACTGGGATTCATTGCCAAGTGGCTGCATTACCAAGGGCTGCAGTACGGGCCGACATTCAGCGAGCTGTACGATCTGCCGCTGGTGGAGGATGGCATGACCACGCCGGCTAACACGGTTTGGGAGGACTACCATGAGGATGATTTTTCCTTTGGTGGCGATTGGGATACGGATTCAAGAATATGCTTGCAAGCAGCAGCACCGAGGCCATGCACCCTGTTGGCGGCTTTAGCGGTCATGGAGTCAATCGAGAGGCAGAGCAACCGCCGCAGATAACAACACGGCAGGCTACACGGCTCGATCTCGAGATTTTTTATGGCGGCCCGCAAGCCGGCTCTATGCGGGCATTTGTCGCGGAAATGGACGGCGAGCTGGTCGGCATCGTCGGCGTAGTGCGCGAGCGAAATTACGGCAAGTATTTCTGCGATTTCAAGCCTGAGTTGCAGCCGCACCTGAGAAGTATCACTATAATGCGCGCAGTCAAGGCCTCGCTCAGGCTCGCTGACGAGTACCGTGGCCCGCTGATCGCGGTTGCTGACGATGCCGAGAGCTGCAGGCTGCTGAATAGGCTTGGGTTCACTCACATACAGGGAGCGTTATACGGATGGCTCAATTAGCGGTAGCGGCTGTCATGTTTCTGGGCTCGGCCTACAAGGGTGCGCAGGCCAAGAAGCTCAAGGACAAAGAGGCGCTCGCCTACGAGGATGCGCGTGATCGCCGCATGGCGGCAGCCACTCGCGAGGTAGCCGAGGAGAAGCGCAAGAAGGAATTCATGTACTCCCGAGCGCTGGCGGTCGCTGGCGCGCAATCGGGCAACACATCCGATCCGGGCATTACCACGCTCTTGGCCGATCTTAATGCGGAGGGCGAATACCGCATGATGTCGGTGCTGTGGACTGGCCAGAATGAGGCCGAGGGCCTCAGTTTCCGGGCAGAAGCGGCTCGCCGTGAGGGCGAGTCAGCCTACGAGGCCGGCATTATCAACGGCATCACCAGTGCTGTCTCGGGCTACATGGGCATGGGCGGCTTTGGTGGGGGTTCTGTTCCCCAAGGCGCCTCGGTCACTGGCGGCGGTGGCGCTACGATCCCCAGACCATCAGGCTTTGAAGCCTCGCGGTGGGGTTTCTGATGGCCACTATCCCGCAAGTAATTGATTACGGCTCCAGACCATCGCTGAGATCAAGCCGCGTCGATATACCGGGGCAGGGCGAGCTGGCGACCGCTGACGCCATCGAACGTGCCGCCAATACCTTCGGCCAGGTCATGGTCGAGCGTAAGGTCAAGCAGGACCGTTTCAATTACTCGATGGCCAAGCAGGAGTTTCTGACTGCCGATCTGGCGCAGCGTGAGGCGCTCAAGGATGACCGGGACTATGAAAGTTTCGATGAGAAGTACCGCACCGGGCTCGGCGCCGACCGTGATCGGATCACAGAAAAGTACCGACTGACGCCGCATGACCGGGCCATATTCGATGCCGAGGCAGACCTGATCCGCGAACGCGGCGCGGCCGGCGTGGGCGAGTTCGGTCGCAAGATCGAGATTGACGACAAGCTGGCCAAGCTGGATGCCTCGCTGGCAATGGCTCGCGAGAAAATACAACTGGCAGACCCGATGACCCGCAACGATATCCTGCTGACGACGCTGGATTCGATCACCGCGCTCGAGGATGAGCTGCTGCTGACCGACAAAGAGGCCGAGGCCAAGCGGCAGGAGTTTGTGCAGGATGTGGCGCTTGCTTCGCTGACCTCGATGGACCCGGAGGAGCGCGAGAAGGTGCTCGAGGCCTCGCTGGCGGGCCGCAAGGCCGGCGGCGCGCTATCGCCCGATGATATCCGTGCCAACAAGGGCACCGGATCGATTGCCGATTTCCTGCACACCGACACCGCAACCAAGCTCTTGAAGGCAACCAAGAAGGAAAACGAGCTCGACCACACGCAGCGAGATGCCTACGCCGTCGATGATGCGGCATGGTCGATATTCCCGGAGCTGGAGAATAACGCCGACCGCGAGGAGTGGATTCGCCAGCAGACCAAGGACGATCCGAAGGTCCGCAAGGCGGCACTGGAGGCCAATCGTTTGCGGCAGAATGGAGCGATTCAGGGCGAGGCACTTAACCATCAGGCGCTTATGGATCAGGGCGAGTCCATGATGGATGCGGGCGAAACGTACACCGGCCTGCCGTCAGACCTGAAATCGAAGCTCACCGATGCCGAAAACAAAAGGCTGCGGGAATACGGCCAGACCACCGCCGAAAACAGGGGATTCGCTGACGATAATGACTGGGATGCGCAGGAGCTCTGGTCCGATATGTCACAGGCTGAGCGCGCAGCGACCGATCTGAATGGCTTCTTGCCGCTCGATCCGAATAATCCGGGTCAGGAGCAGGTCAAGTGGAAAATGCTATTCACGCGGGCTCGAATGGACCTGATGCAGCGCCAGAAGGCAGCAGCCGAGCAAGGCATCGCGGCCGGCAGCGTCGAGCCTGGGCTCACCCAGACACAGGCGCTCGAGAATTACCTGCTGTCCACGCCGTACTTCGATCACAGGCCGACTGCCACCAGCGACAAGGAGTATCAGGATCGCTGGAGCCGGATTTTCAACGCCTATGATCGGGCCGTCATCAATGAGGGCGTAGACCAAAAGCTGACGCCGACACGGCGCCGCGAGATCATCGAGGAGGTCATGCGATTCGAGGTATTCGTGGCCAAGGACTGGGCCACCGATAAGAAATTCCCGCTGGCGGCACTGTCCGATGAGCAGACCAAGAATGCCTACATCCCGCTCGATGAGCCGCTCGGGCCCAACAAGCAGACCGCCTACACCACCATGATTAAGATACCGCCGACCGAAACAGGTCCGGGGTATTCAGGCAACGCATATACGTGGCTGGTGAACACCGGTAGGGCACTCGATAAAAACAATGAAATCCCGGATGAGGAGCTGCTCGAGCAAGCGTATTTCTATCTGGTCACTGACGGCGTCGATGCCGCCACAAGGCAGCTCGCATCACCTGAGAGTTACTGATGGCCGAGCTCACAGAATACGAGAAGCTGCAGCAGAATTTTCAGGAGGACATGCGGCTCACGGTGGGCTCGGATGTAGCGCCCGATCCAGAACGCGCAACAAGGGTGCTGAATGTCGGTTCGCACACCGGCATGCCCTACGACCTGATCGATGCGAACCTCGATGAGCTCGAGCGCGAGGTCCAGCGCGGTGGATTCAGCGCAGACCAGTGGATGCGGGAAAGCCCGAAATTCGCTGAGTTTGCGGCCGAAAACCCCTATCACATGGCGGTACTCAAGCAGGACGAGGAGAATTTAACCAAGTGGGAGCGGGCGTGGAATCCGATCAGCATGGGCTGGCAGTCCACCTGGGCGCAGGTCGAATCCTCGAGAATCAATTCGCGCCGTGCGCACGGCGATTTTCGCGAGGGCGACGAGGACAAGCTCGCCACCTACGAGAAGTTGCTGCAGCCGCACGATTTCGGGGCCACGTTTACACCGCATAAGTGGCTGGTGTGGACCGCCAAGAATCTGGGACCAATGCTCTACACCATAGGGCAGGCCGGCGATGAGGGCATGTTGGGCCTCGGTATGGGGGTGACGCTCGGCGGCACCCTCGGGCTTAGTGCCGGCGGTGTTGGTCTGGCTCCGGGAATGGTTCTCGGCGGCACTATCGGCATGAGTGTCGGCTTTAAGACCGGCCTTGCAATGGGCTCCTACGAGCTCCTGACCGGCGAGGCCTATGGTCGCTACATCGATGCTGGATTCACACATGAGAATGCCGCCATTGCTGCCAAGTCTGCCGCCGCTGTTGGTGCAGGCCTTGAGGCCTTCGGCATCAATATGTTTCTCAAATACATACCCGGTGCCGGCCGCGTAACGAGCAATGCAGCCGCCTCGGTGGCTGAAAAGCTCACCGGCGATGTGCTGGCCAGACAAACGGTAAAAGGCGCATTCGGCAATGTGGTGGCACGATACGGCCTGCTGCAGGGCACTGAGATTTCGACTGAGGTTTTGCAGGATTCGGCCATGACGGTAGCCCAGAACATACTGGCGTCGGCCGAGAATAAGCCTGAGCTCAGAGTTTCGTGGGAAGATTACAAGGATCAGGTAGCCGAGACGGTTGTGGAAACCGCCAAGGCGGTGGTACTGATCTCAGCCCTTGGCCCGACCATGGCGGCGCCGGGTGACATCAGGCGAGCGCGCAACGCACAGCAGATGCGTGAGGTCTATCTGGCGCTTGGTGAGGCCTCGAGCGATTCCGAGCTCAGGAAAAATGTGCCTGCGAAATACAAGGAATTCGTGGAACGGCAAACCAAGGATGGCCCGGTCGAGCATCTGCTGATCGACGTTGACCGATTCAGCGAGTATTTCCAAGAAGTTGGGCAGAATCCCGACAAGATCGCCGCCGATATGGGTATCAATCTCGAGGAGGCCCGAGCCATCGGCACCGATCTCGAGATACCGGTAGCGGAATACGCCGAGAAAATAGCGCCCACGATCCACCATGAGCCGCTATCGCGTGATCTCAAGTCGGATGCGGGCCAGATGAGCGCCCGCGAGGCTGAAATCTGGTATGGCAATGCCGATGAGCTCGCCAAGGCGATGTTTGACGAGGAGCCGCCGCCTGACCATGAGGCGGTGCAGGCGATCCTCGATACCGTGCGTGACCAGCTCGTTGAGGCTGGCACCGAATTCACCGCCGCCGAAAAGCAGGCAGCACTCACCGAGCATGCCTTTTCGGTGCTGGCCAAGCGCAACGGCATGGAGCCGCAGGAGTTATTCGATAAATACTGGGGTGGGGTGCAGCGCGATGTACCGGGCATCCTGCAAAAGGCTGATATAGATATCTTTGTCGATCCGCTGATCGACCGGCTGCGCACCGGCGATGTGCCGTCGCAGCGCGATATCTTTGGCGATTCGCTCAGTGATTTCCTGAAAACCAAGGGCGGCCTGATCGATCAGGGTGGTGAGCTGGCGGCCCGCGATGTGGCTACGGAGATCAAGGGCCTGATTAAAGAGGGCGGCCTGACGTTCGATGCGGCAGCCGAGCTCGCGTTTGAGGCGGGGTTTCTGGCTGAATTCGATACCGACCAGCTACTCGAGGCACTCGATCAGGAGCTCCGTGGCGATCCGGTATTCGGCCGCGGTGCGGACCCTGAGCAGGCAGCCCTGGCCAAGAACCTCGAGGACTTGGGTGATCTGATCGACCAGCTCGGGCTCGATCTGGAGAAAATGACGAATCCCGAGATTCGCGCTGCGCTGACTGGCGAGCTCATGCTCACTCAGGATCAGAGTATCGAGATTCCCGGCGTGTTGCCTGACAACATCGAGCTGGTACAGGATTTCACTGGTATCACGATCACCGAGGACGTAGGCATAGCTGGCCGTCCGGGCGATTTTGTGGGAATATCGCGGCCAGCGCAGACATCGTTTGACAGCGCCGCCACGCGGTTGCGGTCAATGCAGGATCTTTTGGAGTGTGTCAATGGCTGAGATGACAGCAAGGGAAGTGCTTAAACTGGTCCTCGATGACGAGACTATTCCACTCGACAAAGCGCCACGATCCATTGATGGATTCGATCAGCTCCTCGAAAAAATGGACCGCCTGTGTGATGCGATCACACATAGGAATAACGGCGAGGGCAGCATGGAGGGCGAGGAATATGGCGATAACGCCTCGCATACCGAGCTGATGACGGCCCTGACCGAGAATATTCAGGCACTCAGGGAGATTGCGCACACGCACCCGGAGCCTACCCAGAATGACGAAATGCAGAAACTCCTGCACATGATCGCCAAGAACACCATGCGGCGCGAGCGGTCGTGGGAGTTCGATATTCAGCGCGATAGGCGCACCGGGTTCACCGACAAAATCATTGCAAAACCAGTGGGGGCTTAGATGGCCGAGCGAACAATCACAATGGACGAGCTTGCGGCGATGCCCGAGGCTGAGCAGCAGGCGATACTGAAACATCCTGCGGTCAAGATGAAGGGCACCGCGGTCGTGCGCAAGGCTGACGGCACCATCAGGTACGATGAGGACGCTGAGCCCGGTAAATACCATGAAAAGGGAGATGGAGATGGCTGACGAGAAACTGAGCATCGAGGAGCTGCAGCAGAAGCAGACAGCCCTGCAGGAGTCTTTCGAGCATGAGCAGGGCAAGTTCCAAGCCGCTCGGACGAAATACGCCAATAAAAAGCAGGCGCTAACCGATTTCAATAACAAGTACGGCCGGATGCTCAAGCTGGTGGTCGTGCAAGCGGAGCAGGCCGAGCACCTTGCGGAGGCCGAGGCCGAGCAGAAGGCTCAGGCCGAGGAGTCCACGCTAACAAAGACTGACGATGTTGAAGGCCCCGCAGTCGATGAAATTGTCAACGATCCACCTGTAGATGACACAGCCGAGGAGTAAGGGATGGCTCTCACACTGGAAACAACGCTGCGGGATGACCTGGCGAACCAGATCGATGATTCCGTAAACACTGGCGGCGGCACCGCCAATATGAAGTTTGAGACTTCGACCGATGTCGAAGTCGCGACCATCGATTTTCAGAATCCCGCTTTCGGCGCCGCAGCCACAGGCGTTATCACGCTGCAGGGTACGCCGCTCGAGGACAACAATTCAGATGCCGGCACCATCGAGCATTTTTCCATCTATGCCCGGTCAGCCGCCAAGCTGCTCGAGGGCGTAGTCTTGGTCGCTGGCGGTGATATCAATATCACATCGCTGGTGATCGCATCCGGGGATACCATTGAGCTGACTTCGTTCTCGATCACCGTCCCGGCCTAACATGAGGGCCAAGCATGGCAGTGACCGATACAGTCGTCTGGGTCTTTTCGCCTGACCTTGGTGAAACCAATGAGTTTGCCGATGTCGCGCATACCGATGTCGATGGCCTGAGCAGTAGCCACGCGGCCGACAAGCAATTTGCGCCACTGCTCGGCACCCCGGCCGAATACCGCAAGGCCTCAAAGCAATACTGGAAGCTGACGCAGGTGCAGGCCGACGAGCTGCAGTTCCTTCCTGCCGACCAGATCGCCGTGGTGCCTGACTGGCAGCATGTTGCGGCGCTTATTGTCATTGGCGTCCGTAATGATTTTGTAGGCCCAGTAAACGAGCTGAATCTACCGCAGCTCGCTCAGGATCGGCTGGTCCTGCTCAGGGCCGGCAATCCGACCCTCGGGACGCCGCTCTAATGCCGCTGGTCTTTGAAAGCATCACCGCCAAGCTCGAGGCTGGCGCGGTCGATACCACCGATGTCACCGGCATTCCGGCCGGCGTCAATATATTCCATCTGGTCGCCATCGCCATCTACACATCGAACGGCACTCCCGGCACCAGCGATGTCGATACGCTCAGCGGCGGTGGCCTCACCTGGGCGCGTGTTGCCGGCACAACCGCCTGTAATGGCCGCATCAGTCAGGGCCGTGGCGAGCTGTGGTGGGCCTTCGGCTCGCCCGCGGCCTTTACCCTGACGGTCGATCTGACCGATGTGGTCAGGGATGCTGCCGGCCTGCATGTCACCGTCAGCCGCATCTCAGGCGCCGGGGATGTGGCGCCGATCAATGCCGATTATTCAAACCTGAACGCCGATAGCGGCGGGCCCTCCTGCACAGGTGGCTCCGACAATGACCTGCCGACGCTGGATATGACGGTCACAGATTCCGATTCGATGGTCCTGAATATGCTCTGGCCGCGCAACGAGACAGTGGACACGTTCGATGCCGACTACACCGAGGAATACTTTGTCGAGCATACCGATGGCGGTGATTCGACCACAATGGGCATCTACACGCGCATTGGCGGCGGTGGACCGACTGACGAAATCCAGCACTTACTCGATTCGGATAAGCCGTGGTACATGATCGGCTGCGAGATTCAGATAGGCGGCGTCACTCACACCGCCAGCGGCGCACCGTCAATCACCGAGCCGACTGCGACCGGCGTGGCTCGGCGCATCGTCACCGCGACCGGCACCCCGGCGATCACCAAGCCCACTGCAACCGGCTCAGCGCTCCGCAAGGTCACGGCGACCGGCACACCTGAGATCACCAAGCCGGTATCGAATGGCACAGCTCGGCGCATCGTTAAGGCCAGTGGCTCACCGTCTATCAAGAAACCGACTTCTCAAGGGCAGGTCGGCTACATCGAGGCTGGCCGGGACCTGCAAAAGTACGGCGATGAGCAGTACCGCCTGCGCATGGAGCAGGAGGAGGCCGAGATACTTGCTATAGTCATCGCCGCCACCACTGCCATCATCGAAGATCAGGACTGACATGGCGCTCAAGGACTGTTTCAAACAGCTAGGGAAAGCGATCAGCTCGGAGGACCGGGCTCAGATCGAGTCCGATGTGGCTGCTGGCATGTCCGAGCATGATGCGGTTATAGCGTCCCTTCGCGATTCCAGTCAGGATTTAATCGCCATCGTTGAGCGAATCGAGGAGGCCGGCGGCAATGTGCAGCGGCGCCCGAATCCTCTTGTGGATGCCCGCGAAATCCAGATGCGCAACCTCGACAAGCTGCAAAAAGAGCGCGCCACGGTACAGGAGAAAATGGCGAAAACCCTCGAGACTCTGCAGGAGATCGAGGCCATCGAGAATTTTGTCGCCAACTACCCGGATCGCCGCGGTTTCTTTGTTGCCGAGCAGATCGATCTGGCCAATGACCAGCACTTGACCGCCATACTCAGCGCGATGCTGTTCGATCCAAACCAGCGTGAAATCCTTGCGGCCGGCAGACTGGGGCTCAAGGGCGATACACCGGTCGCACTGGTCGGCAGTTTCCGGGCGATGCAGGACAAGGCATTCGGACAGCATGCCAAGCTGCGCGCCTATCAGGAACAGAATGCCAGCATCGATGACCGAATTAAAACGGTGTTCCACGGGGAACGCCGCAACCCGGTGCTCGATCAGCGTGGTGACTACATCATCATGGAGCCGATCAAGCCGGCTGGCCCGGACCAGGGCGACCTGTTTTCCGATGCTGATGTACCCCAGTCACAGAAGGCCGTCGAGGCCAAGGCCAATTACAAGATACGGGTCAGGAATGAGGAGACTGGCACCCTGCCCACCGGGCTCGATATCGTTAAGAGCGCCGAGGACGCCGCGCACGTTATGGCGCCGATACGGCGCAATGCTCAGGAGGGCATGTGGGCACTGGTGCTGGATGAGAATGACCAAGTTATCAGCGCGATCATTCACACCAAGGGCACCTATGACGGCACCAGCGTTTTTCCGAGTGTAATGGCCGGGGCGATCCTGACCACACCGGGCGCGAAAAAGGTCTGGTTTGCCCACAATCATCCGTCAGGCGTATCAGCGCCGTCGCAAGCCGACGAGCGCATCACCAAGAAGCTGGTTGCCACGCTCACGGATACTGATATCGAGATCGCCGGCCATGTGGTGATCGGTGCCGGCGGTCAGGGTTTCAGTGAGCTCGGCAATAACGGTCTGCCAGTAGGGCAGGTAGCAAGGCCGATCAGGGCGCTGCCACGGCGCAAGCAGGTATCGATCACCGAGCGCCGCCTGCGAGCCAATGTCAATGACGTTGAGGCCCTGACCAGTCCATCAGCTACCGAGCGACTGCTCAATGAGATGGACCCGCCCGAGGGCATCATGATCCTGAACAATCGCCACAAGCCCTTGGGCTATCTGGCGATGTCACCGGATGAGATGCGATCACTCAGGACCACCGGGGGCCACCGGCGGCTACTGCAGGCATTCAGCGAGCTCGGTGGTGCGGCAGGCTTTATCATCACCAAGGCCGACGATCCGGCGATCACCGAGAATCTGGGCCACTGGGCTGGCAGTAACGATTTCAGGATGCTCGATCATTTTTACACCGATGCTGCCGGCAACCTGAAAAGCAAGTCATCTCAGGGCGCGGGCCCGCCGGGGCGTGAGGGCACCTACTACCAGTCGCAAGAGCCCCGGCTGCAGGCGATTCATAACCTGACTTCCGAGAATCTCGAGTTCTCCGACAATCTCGGTGGCCTTGCTGTGCCATCGATTGCGATTGCGCCCGAGGGCAAAGACCTGCAGGGCTTTGGTGAGATCACCCTGATCGGTACTCGCGAGCTCGGTGATCCGCAGCAGGTCCCACTATTCGATGCCGACGCCTACGCCATCAGGTTCCCGAAAGCGCAGTACAAGGAGGCCAAGCACGACACCGTGCAGGAGCTCCTCGATGAGGTCGAGGAGTGGGCCATGCGCATCGCCGGCTCGAAATACAGCGGCCTGCCTGATTACCTGTGGGAGTACATGCGCCGGCACCCGGACCCTGACCGCCTGATCCAGCACATGCTGACCGACAACACCGCGAAAGCGTGGTTTCTGGCTGAGCGGCATGGCGAGAAACCCGAGCCCACGCTCGATGATGTAATGCCGCGTTATACGTGGGGGTGGCACGATGCCATTGTCAATTTTTTCGAGGGCGACCTGAGCGCCGAGGAGCTCACCTGGGAGCACTCGCGGCGCATTGCCCACATGAAAAAAGCTGGCCGGGTCGTCACCAAGGCCATACGTGAGCATTTCATCAAGAAAATCGGCGGGCGGCCGACGACCGAGGGGCAGGTTATACGCGCCGAAAAAGTGTATGCGCTGTCCCAAGAGTTCATAAATCGCGCCGGCATCTTTAACGAGGATGGCAGCCTGACCATTCAGGCCTACGACCGCCTGAAAGCCGATGTGGCGCGCAAGGGCAGCCAGAACATCAATGACGTTGATACGCAGACCTATCTGGATTCCCGGATCGAAAGGCTCGGCGCCACGAATCAGTTCAAGGTCTGGGCGCAGCAGAAGGTACTGGGCCGCATGGGCGAGCCGCGTATCAAGATCGGCAACCGGTGGCAGCCTTACACGCTGGCCAATGTGGTGCGCAAAATGAAGCGCAAGCTCAGGGGCACCGAGACGTTCTTTCCGAGCGAGGGGCTGATTAGGGCCAAGGCCGCCGCCAGAATCAAAACCATGCCCGAAGCACGGCAGCGGGCGATTGAGCAGATCGGCACACCCGAGCAGGTCGATGCAGCTCGGCAGGAAGCGCAGCGCATGGTTTTCGACTGGACGACGCAGATGGCGCCATTCTGGCGATACCCTACGTCCAGCACTGATGTATTCGACCGGTCCCTCGATGCAGCGCGTGAAGCGATTGCCTACACCGCACAAGCCATGCACCGCATGAATGCTGAGAAGGCCCTCGAGGTCGGCTTAAAGCGCGCCGGGTTCGATGGTCCGTTTCCTGACTGGCTGATCTCCGAGGGCCTCGATGCGATTGCCGCGTTCATGCAGGCGCCAGTACCGTATTTCGAGGCCAAGCCGCAGCGGGCGGTGATGCTGGATGAGTTTGCAGGAGCGGTGATCCCGGTGGACGCCAGCCCTGCCACGCGGGCGATCCTCGCCAAGCACGGCATTCCGTTCAAGGAATATCAGGGTGGCCGCGAGGGCCCACAGAATCGCACCGCCGCCGTGGATGCGCTGCAGCAGCAGCTCAGTGATGCCGGCGAGCGCACCCTGTTCCAGTCCGAGATCGGGTTCACATCCGGGCTCGAGAATGCGGCCCGTGCCATGCCTCGCGAGAAGGGCAACGCCGCCGACATGATCGGTACGCTCAAGAAAATGCCGGGGGTCACTAAGGCCGAGCTCGAGGCGCTCGATGTGGAGGCCTGGATGAATGCCAAGGGCACCGTGACCAAGGACGAGCTGACCGCCTACATCATGGCCAATGGCATCGAAGTGATCGAGACACAGCTCGGCGGTGAGCACATTCCGACACCTGAGCTGACCGCAGAACCAAACAGCGATTTCGAGACTTACGAGAAGTACGGCATGGAGGATATCTGGAATGACGAGTATCTCTACAGCCGCACATCCATCTGGGATGTAACTGATTTTTATTCAGATTTCACATTCCAGATGATCGAGGATCGCGATGCCGGCAATATCTCGGTGACGCCTGATGACGGCCAGACATGGCTCGATATCGATGCGCCGATCAATGAGCAGACACAGGCGCATGGCGAGGATGCCATCGAAAAATACATCCTCGAGAATGCCCCTGAGCAGAAGTTTGACCGGATTGCCGAGAACGTAGGCCAGCAGATTCCCGGCGGCACCAATTTCCGTGAGATCGTCCTGCACATGCCACCGGTGCCGCAGGAGGGCAGGCCATTTCAGTGGAATGATTTTGAGGGCGGCCACCACGATGAGAACAACATCATCGCGTTTTTCTTGGCGACTGATCGTGAGGGCCCGAATGGTGAGCGCATCCTGTTCCTCGAGGAGGTCCAGTCCGACTGGCACCAGCGCGGCAAGCGCTTTGGCTATCGCAGGGACCTCCTGACAATCCCTGACTACAGGATCATGGAGACTGAGAATCAATGGGTGGCTGTCGATGCCGAGACAGGGAGCCCGATCTCATACGGCACCCTGGACAGCGGGCAGCCGCGATATATCTCGGTCGGCAAGGGTGTGGTCGGTCATGGCGAGATGGACAACGTCTCGGCCGAGGATGTTTTACGCGCTCAGGCGGCGGCAAGGGCCTACATCTCGAATCACCTGAACACCCTGCGCAGCGAAAGGGCTCGCGCTGACGTTGACAAAGTCCCGAAAGGTCCATTCAGCGGCAATGCGTGGGTCACACTGGCCATGAAACGTGCCATCAGGCTGGCGGCCGAGCAGGGCTACGACCAGCTCGCATGGTCAACCGGTGCGATCATCAACAACCGCGGCGGCTTTGCCACCGAGATTGACGAGGTCAGTATCGATCCGCGCAGGGCTCAGGTGTCGGCCTACGACAAAGAGGGCATCCTGATCGAGACTGACACCTACAACGATTCCGACCTGATTGAATACATTGGGCAGGAGAATTTCGACAAGCTGCAGACGCAGATTCAGGAGCATGCCAATCGTTACGACATCCTTGGCGGGGTCGAGGCTGACCTTGGCAATGAGAGCCCGACCATGATCTCGTATGCGGAGCAGCCGCTCGATAGTCAGCTCACCAGACTCATCATCAGCGATGGGCCGACTGCAGCCGCGGAGTTCCTGAAAAACGAGGCCGAGGCCGGCGATCTGTTTATGGCTGTCGATGAAAATGGTGAGCTCTATCGCGACCGCCTGAGCGGCGATATCCTCGTCTCCAAAACTCGAGCTTTTCTGAGCGAGTACATCGAAAATGAGATGTACGACGATGCAAACAACCACCCTCGCCTGACTAACATGGGCTATACGTTCATGAGCAAGCGCGGCAGGGCGATGCTCCAGCACTACGACAAGGCAATGGTCAACCTGACCAACAAGGCGGTGCGCAAGCTCGATCCCAAGGCCAAGGTTAATAGGTTCGGGCAGCAGCTCGAGGACCCTGACAAGGCCATTAAAATAGCGAGTCTGCAAACTCAATACCTGAGCGCCAGCAATCAGGCCACTGCACTTGCCCGTGGCGGCCGGCATTCAGAATCGATGCGCCAGCGTAACCGGGCCTATGAGCTGGAGCGTCAGATACGTGAGGCCGATGCCCAGACTGGCGGCGGCCCTGCGATCCACGTACTCGATATCACCGAGCCGGTGCGCGAGGCAGCGATGCTCGGGCAAACGCTATTTCAGGATACGCACCGTGGCTCGATCACTTTCGATCTCGAGAATCGTGCCGTCATCCGGCTCGGTCAGGCATCGAACCTGTCCACGTTCCTGCATGAGTCAGGCCACCTGTATCTCGAGATCATGGGCGACCTGGCTGAGCAGGCAGTCGGCCCGCGGCAGGTTATTGGCGACTATCAGAAAATCCTCGAATACCTTGGCGTCAACAGTCGCCGGGAGATCACCCGCGAGCACCATGAAAAGTGGGCCAAGGCATTCGAGGTTTATCTCAAAGAGGGCAAGGCGCCCAGTCAGGATATGCAGGGCATATTCGCAGCATTCAGCCAGTGGCTCACCAAGGTCTACGAGCGACTGCAGACCCTTGCCGGCGTCGAGCTCACTGACGATATCCGTGGCGTCATGGACCGCATGCTGGCGACTGATCTGGCGATCACTAATGCTGAGCAGACGCAGGAATTCCGGCCGATGTACTCGACTGCCGAAGCGATGGGCGTCAGTCAGGAGCGCTTTGAGGTCTACAAGGATCTAATTACCCGAGCACATCAGGATGCGTTCGACAAGGAGGCCCGCAAGATGCTGGCCTATCTCGAGCGCGAGGCCAAGGTGGTGTGGCAGACCGAGCGCAAGAAGGTGCTGGCCGAGGTCCAAGCAGAGATATGGGCTCAGCCGGTGTACCGGGCGCTGGCCATGTTCCAGCGTGGTGAGAATCCTGATGGCACCACACCTGAGCGCGCCATCTTCAAGCTCGACCGCGATGACCTGATCGCCCGTTACGGCAAGGATTTCATCAAGGGCCTGCCCAAGCCGTGGGTCTACACGATCAAGCACGGCGTCGGTGTCAATGCCGATGTGGCCGCAACCATCTTTGGATTCTCCAGCGCTGACGAGATGATTCAGGAGATGATGCGCGCCGGCAGGATGGATGCCGTGATCGAGGCCGAGACTGATACTCGCATGCGCCAGCGATTCCCTGATCCGCTGGTCGATGGCACCCTGGCCGCCGATGCGGTGACTTCCGTGCATAACGAGAAACGCGCTCAGTTGCTCGCTGCCGAGCTCCGGGCCCTCAGAGTGCAGATGCGCAAGGACCGCAAGATCGTCTCAGCAACCGAGCGTGAGTCAGCCAGAACGGATCGTGAAGCAAGGGCGGCGAATGCAGGCATGCTGCCCAGTCGTGGCGAGCTCGCGATCATCAAGAAGCTGGTCAGTGACACCATCGATGCCATGCGCATCCGGGATGTGAACCCGAATAAGTACCGGGTCGCTGAGCAGAAGGCAGGCCGCAAAGCCTTTGAGGCCAATGGCAAGGGTGACTATGAAACGGCCTACGCCGAGAAGCTCAAGCAGATTCGCAATCATGAGCTGTTCCGTGCTGCCGTCCGGGCCAAGGAGGAAGCCGGCAGAACGCAGAAATACCTCAAGAAATTCGAGTCAAAGACGGTGCAGCGCCGGCTTGGCAAGTCCGGGATGCTGGATCAGATACTTGCGGTCATCGAGGGCATGGATTTCCGCACCGTGTCACTGGCTCAGGTAGATCGCGATGCCGCTATGGCAGAGATGCTGCAGGCTGTTGAGGATGGTCGGCTGGTCGTGCCGCCTGCCACCCTGAACAAACTGCGCAACATGGGCACCAACTGGAAAGATTTTACGGTTGATGAGTTCCGTGACATACGCAACATCGTGCGCCAGCTCGAGCATCAGGCCAAGCGAATGGCCGAGGGCGTGGTCAACGGCGAGAAGGTACTGCTGCAGGACGCGGTCAATGACGTAGCCGATAGCATCCTCGAGAATAATAAATTCATCCCGGCCGGCATCAGCGAGCCGACACTGGGCGAGAAGGGCAAGCGATCACTCAAGCAGGGTGTTGCGTCCTGGCTGCGTCCGGGCGCGATTGCACGGGTGCTCGATCAGTCAGGATTCGGTGCGCTCACGCGCCGCATCATCGTGCCGATCCGCAAGGCCTACTCTGAAAAACTGATTCCGGGCCTCAAGAAGGCTCAAAAGGATGTCTCGGAGATTTACCTCAAGCACTACACCAAGGCCGAGCTCGGCAACATGCACAAAAAAGTATGGGTGGAGGCGATGGGCGAGAGCCTGTCCCTTGCCGACATGCTTTCAATCGCACTGAACTGGGGCAATGCCGGCAACCGCTCCGCAATGCTCGGAGGCATCAAGCGTGACGGCTCGCCGGCCTATACCGAGCAGGGCATACAGGCGGTGCTGTCAATGCTGGATGCCAAGGATGTGGGATTCATCAATGATGTCTGGGCATACCTCGATTCCTACTGGCCAGCGCTGAGTGAGGCTGAGCAACGGCGCCGCGGCATCGCGCCGCAGAAAGTGGAAGCCTTGCCGTTCACATTCAGGGGTAAAAATAATCAGGAGCTCACGGCCAAGGGCGGCTATTACCCACTGAAATATGACCGCCGGCACTCCGAGCGCATCAAGGATGTCGAGCTCGAGGATTTATACAAGAAAATGGGCAACGGTGTATTCATCACTGCCCAGACCCGAGCCGGATCGACATTCGAGCGGGTGCAGAATCACGGCATGGTGGTGAAGCTAGGCCTGCACACCATCGACCTGCACCTGCGCGAGATCGTGCGGGACATTGCCATTGGCGATGAGGTCAATTTCATCAAGCGCCTGCTCAACGATAAGCAGGTCCGGGCGGCCTTCAATAACACCGGCAACGACACCTCGCTCGAGGCGCTCAACCTGTGGCTGACTGATGCGGCCGTTGGTGAGCTGCCAGCCGAGGGCATTGCCGAGCAGAGCGTGGCATGGATTCGCACCGGGTTCGTCAAGGCCAAGCTCGGCTGGAATCTGATGACCACGCTGCTGCAGTTCACGGGCATATTCCAGACCATTGCTGTGATTGGGACTCAGGCCTACGCTCGGGGCTTCGGCAAGTTCATGCAGAATCCTCGAGCGATGTATCGGTTCGTCATGGAGCAGTCGTCCTTTATGCATGCTCGCTATGTCGATTCGACCGCATTCGACAAGGACGTACTGGACACACAGGCGCACCTGAATTCCGTATTCGGTGCTGCTCCGACCCGCTTCAAAACATGGTCGCTGGCAGCCTCGGCTACGTTTTTCTATCCGATTGCCAAGGCCCAGTCGATAGTCGATGTGTCAACCTGGCTCGGCGCCTACTGGAAAGGCCGCAACGTCAAGAACCTGAATGATGCTGACGCGATTATCTATGCCGATGTGCAGGTCGAGAATGCACAAACGTCAGGTTTCTACTCGGATCGATCCGGGCTGGAGCGTGGCACTACCGGCACCAAGAAAAACCGGCAGTCTCAGTTCATACGCATCTGGACTACCCTGATCTCCTACATGCTGGCCAAGAGCAACATTGCCTACGAGAAGGGCGTTTCATTGAAGCGCAAGCCAAGCCTCAAGGCGGCGGTGTACTTCGCGACTGACCTGATGCTGCTCTACACGATGGAGGGCATTGCCGCTGCGATCATCTACAACCAGCTCCCGGATGAGGATGACGATGAATCGTGGGGTTGGTGGGTAGCCAAGGCGACGGTTGACTCCGCGGTGTCAGGCATCCCGTTCGTGCGCGAGATACCGGCGGCCCGGTTCGGCGGCGGCAACACGGCAATCGGATCACTGGGCGATGATATCTATTCGCTCGGGCAGCAGATCAATCAGGGCGAGATCGATGAGGCCCTGCTCAAAACTCTCAACAATGTTGGGGGTACACTATTTCACTATCCGAGCAGCCAGACGAATCGGTTGCTGGATGCCTACTGGGCCGAGGGCGATGCAGAGTTTTACGAGTGGCTCACTGGCGTAAGGGACTAAGGAGACGCGCATGGCACTGGACACCACAGAAGATCGATTTAACGGTGTGATCGCATCACTGGCGATCAAGGCGCCCTGCATCGCAGTGCAGCTCACGCCACTGACTGACCTCGAGGGCCTGCTGGTAGTCGATGGCTTTCAGACGGCTGAGTTCGACCGGGTGCTGGTGATCGCGCAGACCGATGCGGTAGAGAATGGCATCTACAACGTGCGCACATCCGAGTGGGATCGAGCTGCTGACTTCGACGGCAACCGCGATGTGGCACAGGGCACGATAGTCAATGTGGAGCGCATCACTGGATTCAGCCAAGTGTATGAGCAGCGCGAGGTCGAGCCGGTCATTGGTACTGACGATATTACATGGCGGCTCTGGTATGACGCCTCGACGGCGGCTGCTTGTGGCATCGTAAACTCGCTCGGGTTCACGATTCTCAATCAGTCGCTTGGCAGTGTGACCAACACCGTCACCATTGACTACCAGCTCGGGCAGGGCATCACGCTGACGCTGACCGAGGATGTGACCAACATCGTTTTTCAGAATATCTGCCCCGGCAATGTGACGCAGCTCGAGTTTGACATCCGGCAGGATTCGGTGCCCTGGACAATCACATGGCCGGCGACAATCAAGTGGCGCAATGGCACGGCGCCTGATATCTCAAGCGCCGATAGCATCACGCAGGTCCATCTGCGCAGCACCGATGGCGGGCTCGAGTGGCTCGGCACCTTCTCGGAGAATCATGGCTGATGGGAATGATCCTCGGCCATCACATTCCCGGTCGGACTGGCGCTGCGCCAGCCGCGGATTCCTGCTCGTATTCAGTCAAGTCGGATGACCCTACGCCTGAGCCTTTCAGCACTCCGGGCGGCAGCCGTCGCGACGTTCGTTTCAGGCAGGATGGCTTACGTGCGTGGACACACTGGACGGTATCGGTCGGTGGCGACGATACGCACCAGTACGATATATCTCCTGCGTGGTCATTGCTCCAAGCCGACTGGACGCCAAACGGTGGCATACTCCGCAACACCAGCCTTAACCGCTCGATGGAGTGGCACGACAACGGCACCAAGCTGACATTTCTCTCCCGCTGGTTCTCAAGTTTTCGGAGGATAGATACCTTCGATCATTCAGCAGCTCCCTACGATATTTCAGGTGGGCTTGGTCCGGGGCTCGGGGGCTTTACAGCGCTGACCGGTGTTGGCGAATACATGGCCCGCTGGAGCCTCGATGGATTCAGTCTCTTTGTCGATACGCAATCGGTCAACATGCAGCGGTACATCATGACGACCGCGCATGACATCACGACCATCACCGGGTTCGATCAGTTCTGGAATTACGGGGCCTTTGTCGGCGGCACTAATACGTGGGACTTCTCAGCCGATCACACCAGAATTTACTTTGCCCCGAGCGGCGGCGACATCAAATCAATGGACCTGACGGCGCCGGATGACATCTCGGCACCGTTCAACTTAATCACTGGTCCCGATACGGACCTGCCCTCCAATTTGCAGGTCCCGAGGGGGCTGAATATCCGAGCGGATACCGGCGACATCATCCTGCTTGGCGACCAGAATAATCAGCGCATCAGGTGTTGGTCCGGGGGCGTGGCTCCTACGACTGACGCTGATTTCAATGATGTAGTGCTGCTGCTGGATTTCGATGGCCCGGACCAAGGCACCAACATCACCGACCTGTCGAATTCCGGCCATAACGAGACGTTTTTCGACAATGCTCAGATTGATGTTACTGGCAGGTCACTGGGAAAAAACACGCTGCTGCTGGATGGCGCCGGTGATTTCATCACATTCCCTGACAGCGCCGACTGGGATTTTGGCACCGCTGATTTCACGATTGAATTCACGGTGGACTTTGACGCTATCTCTACCGCTCAGACATTCATGGGCAACTACCTGACCGGTGCCGGCGACGACAAGGGCATCTCGGTCGAGATCGATGCGTCCAATAATATCCGCGTGTTGAATGGCGACTCGGTCCTGTATTCAGAGGCTTGGGCGGGCGCGGCGATCAACACCACGTTTTTCATATTGGTCAGCCGGTCTGGCACTGACCTGCGGGTATTCATTGACGGCGTCCAGCTCGGCAGCACGGTGGTCGATTCGACAAATTTCACTGGCTCGGTCCAGCCTTGGCGCATTGGTACGCTGGATGGAGCGGCGCAATTTGTGGGCGGCAACATGGGTTCGGTGCGAATCACCAAGGGCGTGGCGCGTCAGACTTCAAACTTCACGGTGCCGGGTTGCTTCTATCCACACGATCCAGTGCCGGCATCGCCTGTCACCGCGTCAGGCTCACCGTCGATCACTAAACCGACCTCGGCCGGCGAGGCCCTCGTCATCTCAAGCCCCGCGATTGAAGCGGGCGCCCCACTCATTGGCCCCGGTATCAACGTACTGATTCCCGCATCACCGACCGAAACGGTAGATGATAGGCTTTTTGTCTATTCAAACGTCTCGTCAGGGGCCATTGTGGATGGCACCTGGACAGCGCTTGCCACTGCGCCTGCTGGTTTCGAGGTACTGACCAAGATAGCAGCGGGCGATGCGACGGATGAGGCCCGTTCTGGCAGCGCGTTAGTCCATGCGGTTTATATAAAATTCACCATGAAGGATATCGCGGGGGCAGGGTCATGGGATTTCAACGCACAAAGCACCCTGCGCAACACTAACCGCACTGCATTCGATTGCAATTCGCTGGCCTCGTTCGGTACGCCAGCGCCGAGCTGCTCATTTTTTGCAGGCGTCAGGGTTGCAACTGGTAATGATGCTGATGGTATTGGCGATTTCTCTGATGCGGCGTGGAATGCACCGCCGAATGGCGGGACAATCCTGAAAGTGAGGACATTCAATCCGCTACCGACCACAAGCACCCATTGGTCAGCGATCAGTTTCCTTTGCGAGCCGACAAAGGTGAGCTATCCCACTGGCATGTTCTGGGCCAGTGCAGGGGCGCCAAGCAATTACCTGACAAGCACTCGCGGTTGGCGGTACGATCACGATTAGAGGTCAAAGGATATGGGACTCAATCAATCAGAAGATAGATTCAACGGCGTCATCGCCTCGCTCGCCATCAAGGCACCCTGCAAAACGGTAACTGACGGCGTCGGCAACATCCTCCTCGAGGGCGAGCAGACTATCAACGCCATCGCGGTAGTTGTAGATGATCGGGTGCTGGTCATGGAGCAGACTGACCCGGTCGAGAATGGCATTTACAACGTGCGGACCTCTACCTGGGAGCGGTCGGCCGACTGGGATGGCAACCGCGATGTGGTCAAAGGCACCCTCGTCACCGTCAACCGGCCGCCGAATAATCTGACTTGCTATGTGCAGGTCAATCTGGGCGTCGGTCAGGATGAGCCGACAATCGACACCGATCCGGTCAACTTCTCGATATTTTTCACTCAGACCAGCAGCCTCGATGACCTCGATGATGTTGACCTGACCGGCTGCACCGACGACGACCTGATGTACTGGTCAGGCGGGGTGCTGGTCTGCACCCTTGGCGACCTGACCTGGGACGGCCTCGACTTAACCATCAACGGGAATTTGGAAATGCCCGTGCTCGGGGCGCCAAGGCTTATCAATGCAAACGGCTCCATCGCAGCGCCCAATGTCCTGTTTAATAATCTCGATGATGATAGTGGCGTCGTCACCAGCTTGGATTCAATGTGGCATGTGGTCGGCGGGTTTACTGCGGTCAATTACCGCGAGCGCAGTGACCATGTAATTGTGACCAGTGAGGCGCACGTAGGCCTGACGGCCAGCACCACACAGACTCAGGCCGGCGCTCTGGAACTGCTATCGACTTACAATCAGATCACGACCGTCGCAAATTCGGGCGATGCCGTGCGCCTGCCTACCGCATTCCAAACGCTTAATCAGGGTCGCCGCATGTTGATTATCAATGACGGCGCAGAATCCATGCAGATGTTCCCGACAACCGATCAGGATATCGGCGCCGGTCAGGATCAGCCGCTCGACTTGGCGGCCGGTCAGAGTGCGTATTTTCTTGCAGTCAGCAATAGCATACCGTCAGTAAATTGGCGGCAGATTTTCGTGGCCTCGGCCAGCGGCAGCGTCGGCAGCCTTGCCCCGCTACGTGGCTGCAAGGCTTATAAGACTGCGGGCTTTGCGTGGCCTCGCAACGACCTGCCCGGATTCACGATCCCAGATAATGCACCGGGCGGCACTTCGGTTGTGATCGATTTCAATGCGGAGGTTTTTGATACCGATAGCATCCATGACAACGTCACCAACAACAGCCGTTTCACGATTCCATCCGGCATCACTCAGGTCGAGATGATTGTCGGCTATATGCTGGACTCTCTCGGCACCGCTCAGGCTGGTCTGGGGCATGTTTACTTGCGGAAAAACGGTATCCAGCGGGGTGTTGTGGATACCATCATGCCATCTCGGTGGCCGTGGAATTCGGACAACAATGGTGGCGGCACAAATGATGTAGGCGGTGGCACGACTGGCGAGGCTGGCATGATCGGCTGGTATTCAGGTGTCATCAACATCACCGATTCTGATTACTTGGAGGTTCTGGTGCTCAGCCAAGCGGGCAGCAGGGATACACCGGCCAATGGAATCTGGGCTGAAATGAGGTTACTGGCATGAGCGATGATCGTACATACGTGGTACTGCATACGGGTGCTGATCCGGCGTCATTCAATCATTTTATCAACAATGACCTTGGCTTTTTCGAGTTCGAGCCTGCGACCGATACCTTTGGAGTCCTCGAAAGTTTCATCAATCAGGCGGCGCTCGATGGCAGGGCGACTGCCTACCAAGCGCAGCAGGCTCAGGCCGATCAGGACCATCAGGACGCTCGGGCTGCCGCGGCCACTGCCGGCCTGCAGAATCAATATGGCAATGACATAAACCTCAACGCGGTGGTTGAGGTCATGCGGGTCGAGCTGAATGAGCTGCGGGCCTTACATTCACTGCCAGACATAACGGAGCCAGCAATGGACGCCAAGGTTAGAGCGGAGATCGCAAACCCATGAACATCACAGCATTCGACATCGCGCAGCGATTCACAGGCATGAAGGAAATCGGCGGCTCGGTAGACAATCCACAGATCATGGCCATGCTCAAGCTCGATGCTGACTGGCCCGAGGAGGACGAGGTTCCGTGGTGCTCTGCATTCGCGAACTACGTCTGCTGGCTGCTCAGGCTGCCTCGGTCCAAGAGTCTGCGGGCTCGATCATGGCTACGGATCGGCAAGGGCATCCTGTTGAATGAGGCGAGGGCGGGTGACATCGTCATCCTGCAGCGGGGCAAGGGCGAGCAGCCTGGGCCCGAGGTTATCGAGGCACCGGGGCATGTAGGATTTTATGCCGGCTACATTCCCGGCCCTGTTGGTGGCGAACTGGGGTTGATCGAGGTACTCGGCGGCAATCAATCTGACACGGTGAAGGTTTCGCGGTATCCTGCCGACCGCCTGCTTGGTGTGAGGAGACTGACATGAAAAAGCTCATTCAGTGTGTGATCGCAGCACTCCTGTTCGGATCGATAACGATTTCGGTGGCGCAAGCGCCAAGCTACCCTCGCGATGCCATTGTCTGCTGGACGCATCCCACTGAGTACGAGCTGCTTCCCGGTCAGACCGTAGCGGATCCGATCCTCGACGGCGATCTCGCCAACACGCGCATCACCGCCGAGCGCCAGAATGCACTGGTGGTCATCGATGAGCTGGTGCCCGTGACCGGGGTTCCCGGCAGTGCCCAGTGCAAAACTTTCGTCGGCGCGATCCCGCAACCTGGGACCTACACTTTCGTTGGCTACAGCATCACAGTCGATGACATCAGCTCGGACGCCAGCGCAGCGGCGGTCAAAAAGTACACGGGAAAACCGAATCCCCCAAACGGTCTGGGTGTTCAATAGGAGGTTAGCGTAATGGAATATGTGTTCCTGATAATCGCACTACTCGCGGGCACCGCCACGCACATCGTCAAGAAAGTGGTGGAGGTCCGCAAAACCGATGAGGACTACCAGCTCAAGGACTGGCTGACCAAGTACCCGTACCGCACCGTGCTCACGGCGATGGCCGGGGCCGGGGGCTTCCTCGGGCTGATGGCAGCCGGCGAGCTGAGCTATGCCTCGTCATTCATGGTGGGCTTCATGGCGAATAGCCTCGGCGGTGTCGCCAAGTGAAAAAGTACCTGTACGCCGCGGCCGGCGGGCTCGCTCTGCTGGCCTTCTGGATTCTCGGCGGTCCCTCGAGGGCTGCGACCAAGGCAGGCAAGCAGCGCGATGACCTGATCCTCGAGGGCTCAGGTAGGGCCAAGGCCAAGGCGCACAAGGCTGGCATCAAGGCCGATGCTCACCAGAAAAATGCAGTGGTGGCTGGCGAGCAGGGCAAGAAAATCATGGACAGCGTAGGGACAAATGATGAATCGATGGCTGATCTACTGGATTCTTGGCGCAAGCCTGTTGACGGCGTGTAGTACCACGCCGACTGAGCTGCCTACCTGCGAGATTCCGGGGCCCTCCCCGGAGGTCGGCCAGCCCGTGAGTGTCCCTGAGATGCCCGTAGAGGCCTCGCGCACTTTGGACACTGCAACCTTCGACCGGGATGGCATCGTGCAGCTCACGCAGCTACGTGTGGCTGCAGTGACAAATGAGACGGTCGCCGCGGAGAATGCTGCAGCGCTCGAGGCGCGCAACACCGAAGTCAACGAGCTGATAGAGTGCGCCCGCTACGCAGGCATCTGGATGGAGGTTCGTGAGGAGGCGCTCGAGCAGGAGCGGCAGGATCACCTGATGGATAACATGATGCGCAATGGTTTGATCCTCTTACTGGCGGCGGGGTTGGCACTATGATGACTTTGAAACGATTCAAATGGCTTATCTTGGCCCTGATCGTGTTGCTGATCTTGTTCCTGATCGGTCCTCCAGCAGCCCTGGCCAGCGATGATGAGCGCGGGCCCAATGTCGATGTCGTGACTGATGTGACGACCGATGTGGTCACTGATGTCACGACCAATGTGACCGGCGGCGACATGGTCAATCAGATTGACGGCGATTCATACTCCTCGCGGGCGTATGGGTTCTCGCACTCGCTTGGCGACGTTGATATCAACCAGTGCATCGTGACCAAGCAGACCGGCACATTCATCGTGAGCTGGCAGGGCTATGACTACAATCTGTGGTGCATGGGCGAGGTATTCGACGCCAAGGGCCTGTTTAAGATGGGCGCCGAGATGCGCTGCGATATCCCGCCGATTGCCAGCAAGTTTGAGTTTCGTTCGGACTGCCTGCTGGCCAACACCGTCGATCAGGAGGTCACTGAGTCACCGGCGCATCTGGAACTCTATCAGCAGGCGGCCAGATTCGAGGTACTCGAGGATGAGCATGACGAGGAGCTGGATCGGGTGCAGGACAAGCAGGCCATGTTGATCGAGCGACTGGACAGCTACGAGCAGCAGCTCGCGCAGCGGCCCGAGCCGGTCTACGTGCAGGCCGAGCCGCGGATCAGCGAGGAGCAGATCGAGGAGGCGTGGCAGATCATCAAGGGAGCAAAAGGGGAGCCGGAAAAATGAGTACGTGGGAACAGCTCAAGGATATCAAGGGATTGCTTGCGAGCCTCGCTGCGCTGGCCACGGTGCTTATCGTGATCGGCAGTGTGCTTATGGATTGGCGCGTCTCAGTCGCGGTTGCAGCCGAGCTGGCAAAGCAGGACATCGCGACCGACACCAAGATCATCTCGATGGATGATGAGATCGATGAGAATGGTGCGGGGGTGGCGGCCAACAAGGACAACATCGAGGACAACGAGCGCCGGGTCGAGCAGGCCTTTGCCGTGTTGCTCGGTCGCGATCCTGACGAGACGCCATAAAAAAGGGCGCCCGAAGGCGCCCCCGTTCTTACCTCCTCCGCTTGCCGCGCTCGATGAACTCCAAGGCCGTATCGCAGATCGCGATATTCGATCCGTAAAACTTCATCATCTGCACTCGCAACTGACAGTAGCGGCCTTTCGGGTTCCACCGCTCGGCCAGCTCGAGGCCTGATGCCGAAGCCTTCCGTATTACTTCCAAGCGCGCCCGGAATTTTGCTACACTTGGTTTACCCGTAGATTGATACATCCAAAATCTCCTCTGTGGGTATCCAGAACACAGCCCCGGCCCAGTGCCGGGGTTTTTACTGCCCAGTTAGTATAACATCCTCAGTTTTTTCATAGACTTGCGTGGGTTTTGGGCCCGAGCCTCGACCGAGGCTGCTGGCCTGCAGAGTGATCCGATCTCACTTGCGCAAAAAAAAGGGCGCAGGTATGCGCCCCTTCCTCCCGCCACTCAGCAGCCGGCTGGCGGGTGCCGGTTTCCTACGAGGAAACTGGTCGCGGGGCCCGGTTCCATGCAGCCTTGGCCCGCTCTGCCATCTTATCCTTGTCCACGTTGTAGTTGTTGCTGAACTCGACCATCCATTCGCTGCAGCAATCTCCGAATACGTGGCCGCGCTTCTTGTTGTTGTCCAGCTCGAGCATCAGCATCATCGGCTGCTTGCCGCAGGGGCAGGGCTCCAGATGGATGCGCACAAGGCCATCATCCTCGTCGGCCGGTGGCGTGAACTCGTCGCGCTTCTGCCGGCGCGGCTCCTGTGTTGCCGGGTCGATCTCGATATCGTTGGGTTTATCTTGACTCATATTCCAGCTCCGCTCGCTCGTAACATTCCTTCATGAATTCGATGGCCCGCTCCTCCATCCTGTCGATCAGCTCTTGGTCGCGGGGCACCGGGACGCGGTGAATCTTCTGCACCTGGCCGCCCTCCATGTCGTCACCGATATAATAATTCACGTACCACCAGAAGGCATAGCCGCTCACCCACATCGCACCCTGAACCTGATGCCGGTCGGCCGCGGGGCAGCATCGTCTCGTGCCCTTGTGCAGGTCGGCGTCGGCCACGGTCGTCCGGTAGTTTTTGTAGAGCTTGCGAATTTTCATCTCGCCGCCCTCGTCATACTGGCCCTTGTCGTTGATGTGCAGAAAATCCGGCGAGGCTGCCAGCCAATCATATTGTTTATGTATTAGGAAAATATTGTGCTCGAGCTTCTGCTCGAATCTCCACTGGTAGCCGGCCAAGGCCTTGGGCTCATGCTCGCGGCCCTCACGGGCCCACTCGGGCGATTCCTCGACGTTCTTATTGCCGAGCAGCTCGAGCACGATCTCCTGCCTGTACTTGGTGTAGGCCTTGGTGTCTTTCTTGGCCATGACCTTGCGCAGGCAGGATGCCGTGATACGGGTGCGCCTGAGATCGAGCCACTCGTCCGATCCCTGCTCGACCTGAATGATGCGGCCCTCCATCAGGCGTGGCCCACATCTTCATCGAGCGGCTGCACGTAGCCGTAGACTGCGCCCCGCGCTACGTTCGGGCAGCTCTCCATCTGCTCGTCGGTCAGCTTCGACATTGAGTACCGCTGAAACAGGTCTTGCTTTGGATCATCCGGCTTGGCCTCGCGTACCTCCTCGCCATCGAACACGATGAATTCCGGCGGCGGCCAGTCAATGTCGATATCCTCTATCTGCATCCTGACCTTGCCGAAAAACATCGTATCGAGCTGGATGAAATCGTGCTCAGCCACCCTTGTCGTCGTCCGATCCGGGCTCGCGATCCTCGGCCTCTTGTCGTGACGCTGGTGGCAGGCCGTCCTGATCTGTCTCCTCGGGTGGCTTGGCCTTCGGCTTGGGCTTGGCCTTCGGCTTGGCAACCGGCGCCTTCTCTGCGTCGGCCGCCTTCTTGGCCTCACGGTCGGCAGTGTTCTGCATCCGGTTAAGCGCAGTCTTGAGCTGGTCGGCCGGCACATCAGCCAGATGCTTGACGTTGAATACCAGCGTCACCATCTGCTCGATTACAAAATCTGCTTTGTCCGCGAACAGCTCGTCGGCCTTCTGCAGAATCTCGTCAATGTCCCGCGGGCTCAGGCGGTCATACTCGTCCGGGCTCTTGACTGCGCTGGCGGCGTCGTCATCGTACTGGGCGACACCGAGCATGGCTGACAGGCTGTACCGTCTCAGGTAGGTCATCACGGCGCCGATAGCCTGGGGCCCGCCCTTGTCCGGGCGCATCGACATGGTGCATGAGATCGACTGGCCTGATGAATGCCCGAGGATCGTTTCGAGATGGACCTCGCCCTCAATGATCGAGGGTATCTGGATCAGCGCCAGCTCATTCT